CGTAAGCCTGCGGAAGTGGTCTTTCCTGTGCGCTGTACGAAAGCGGCAGGACGAAGTAATTTATGTATTGGCTGGCACCGGCTTTATAAAGATGAACGGATGCGACCGACGTACCGGCGCAGGGCTGAAAAGTTCCGTGGTTGGTTCGGGTGCCGGCGTGTGCGGCGAAAATCCGAGGCGAAACCTGTAGATGTGGAAGCGGCGTGGTGGCGGCTGTCTTTGGACAAGGCCGCCGTGTAGGTCAGTAGCCATCCGCACCGGCACCCCGCCAACTGTGTCCCCGCAAAATTCGCAGCGTTAGTGTTCAACGGTCAGCACACCAGCCTTCCAAGCTGGGAGTGGCGGTTCAAATCCGCTACGCTGCTCCATGCCCGCCAGATGGATGACTTCCCCCATCTGGAATGAAACCTCCGCGTCTGGCAGCGGTGTCGCCGGGTCGAACCAGCCGGTAGCACGATTTGGGCGTGACAGCGAACGAAGGAACGCCCCACCCCCATCGGGGAGGCGGGCATCCCCCAGCCCGTCCTCCCCACTCTCTACGCAGGAGCGCCGTCGGGGCGCTTGCACGGCACACACAGAAATCTCCTTTCTGCTGCTGTTGTTCGGACACATCAACACCTCCAATGTTCATGTCATCTTTTCCGTGCGCCGGCAAGCCATGCGGGTTCGACTCCCGCCTCCTGCTCCATCGGACGCGACAGGCGTCCGCGGTCCAGATAGGACCTCCTTTATAAATGCTGCGGCTGTAAGAAGCAGCACCGGGTTTTGTTCATTTTCCCCGGCTCCTGTTGGAATACAGGCAGGCCAAGCGATTTCTCCTTCCGGGCGGCGCGGTCTGGGCAGCCCGCCGCCCAACCCCCTGGGGGGTTAGCTCAATCGGCAGAGCAGGCCGCTCATAACGGCCCGGTTCCGGGTTCAAGTCCCCAATCCCCCACCAGCCGCAAGGCGATAAAACGTTTCAGTCTAAAATCTACAACAGAAAGGAGGCACATTCCATGACCAAGAGCGAGTTTATTTCCACTCTGGCAGCAGCGACCGACATGAAGAAGTCCGACGTCGAGCGCGTGATCGCCGCCGCTGCCAACACCCTTACCGGCGTCATGCGCTCCGGCGACAGCGTGAATATCTCCGGCTTCGGCATCTTCACCAGCAAGGTCCGCGACGCGCACCCCGGCAAGAACCCCGCTACCGGCGAGGTCATCACCGTCCCCGCTAAGCGCGTGGCGATCTTCAAGCCCGCAAAACAGCTCAAGGATGCCGTCAACAGCTGACGGCGCAGGGCCGTACCCACACAAAATATCCCACATTACGAGCCGGACGGCACACCGCCCTCCGGCTTGTTTTGTAAACTATATTTCCGTTGCGTTTTGAATATCGGCAAATATGCAAACACAGCCAGTGAAAATCACAACACACTTTGCAAAACCTCTTACGAAAAGGAGAAACCTGACATGATCTACTTCGACAATGCCGCCACCACACCGCCCGTTCCCGGCGCATTTGGTGCCGCCACACAGTGCGCCATCTTCGGCAACCCTTCCAGCGCCCACGCCGTTGGGCGCGAGGCCAAGGCCGAACTGGAATCTTGCCGTGCCATCATCGCCGACAAACTGAACTGCGAACCGGACGAGGTGTATTTCACCTCCGGCGCCACCGAAGCTTGCAACTGGATGGTCAGATGCCTCCGGCTGGAGACCGACGCCATCAACTACAATGACACCGTTCACCACGCCGTCAGCGAGGCTGCCCGGTCATACCTCGTGCCCATCGCTACCCACGGCAAGCCCTCCGCCATCCTATCCCTCGTCAACAACGAAACCGGGCAGATAAGCGATGTGTACGCTTTCTGCCGCAAGAACCGCCCCCACCGCATCGCCCTTGACGCCACCGCCGCCGTAGGCCACATCCCCGTGGACTTCAAGGCCCTTGGCGCGGACTACATGGCTTTCGGCGGCCACAAGTTCGGTGCCCTAAAGGGCATAGGGGCACTCATCGTCCGCCGCGGCTGTCCCGTAGCCCCTATGATCTTCGGCGGCGCACAGGAGCGCGGTATGCGCGGCGGGACTGTCTCCGTCCCCCTTGTCAGCTCTATGGCCGCCGCCCTCACCTGGCGCACCCTCCACATGGAGGAAAACGAGAAAGCTATCCGCGCCGTCGCTCAGGAGCTTATCATTTCCCTTGGTTGCCACCGTGTGGATTTCGACATCAATCTGCCCGTCGGCAAAAGCAGCAAGGATTGCGCTCCCCACATCCTCTCCATCCGCTTCCCCGGCGTCTACGGCGCTGCCCTCGCCGCCGCCCTCAGCGTAAACGGCGTCATGGTGTCTACCGGCTCCGCCTGTTCCTCCGGCGACAACGCCGCCTCCGCCAACCTCATGGCCAGCGGCCTTACCGAGCAGGAGGCGCTTGAGACCATCCGCTTCTCCTTCGACTGGTACAACACCTGTCAGGAGGCGGCCCATGCCGCCCGCATCATCGCCGATATTGTCCCCGCACTCCGTCGCGGCTAAATTCTGAAAATTTTTTCAGATCCCTTGCACAAAATCCGCATTTGCCGGTAGACTATACTATGACAAAATTCTGTAAGGAGGACACTATCATGTCTATCAGCCCTGAAAAACTCAAGCAGTACATCTCCCTCAAGGAAGCGGCCCTCACCCTGCGCCCCGACTTCGCCGTAGACTGCAACGATCCCAAACCCGAAAGCGAAACCGCTACAGTCTCCGTCGTGCTCCACACGCCGTTCATCGGTCTGGACAGAACCAAGACTGCTATCGCTTCCCTGTTCACATTCTGCGACACGTTCATTGTCGCCGACAGCGATGTGATCCCCAATATCGTCCGTTTCACCTTTGGCGTGGACGGTATGCAGAAGGAGGAATGACCCCATGCTCGTCACCAACGTGATAAAGCGCGAATACCCCTTCACCGTTCGCCGCAAGCGGGACGGCGAGATTATGACCATGCTCATCACCGCCGAAAGCGAGTCCGCCGCCCGCCTCCTGCTCCCCGACACCGTGGAGATTTTGGAGCCACGCGAACCCCACAGGAAGGAGGAATGACCTGTGCCAAGATCAAGTAGGCCAGAAAGGACGCTTCTTGCCGCCACAGATTCCTACATCAAAAACTGCGCCGCCACCGGCGCTTCCCCCCGCACCGTCGAGGCGTATACCGCCACGCTGGAGAACTTCGTCAACTTCTTCATCGAGTCCAAAGAGAATTACGCCGACCCATCCTACGCCACCATCCTTTTGTGGCGCGACAACCTGATCGACAGCGGCTGCAGTACCTACACCGTCGCCCTCTACGTCAACCGGCTGCGTACCTTTTTTGACTACGCCAGCGACCCCGAGTGCGGCGGCTGGTACGCCAACAATCCTGTCTCCCGCCGCCTGACGCCCGACACCCGCAAGACCGCCCGTCGTCCCTACGATGTGCTTCTCACCGACCAGCAGGTGATGAAGCTTTGGCGCAACGACAAGCCCGCCACCGCCAAGGCGAAAACATGGCCCCGGAATTACGCCATCGTCATCATGCTTCTGACCACCGAGCTCCGCAACGCCGAGCTCCTGGACCTCACCCCGGCGGATCTCCACTGGGAGGACGGCGAGCTCTCCGTCGAGAGCGGCAAGGGCAGCAAATTCCGCCGCATCGAATTTCCCGACATCGCCCAGTCCGCCGTCCGTATCTATCTGGCCAGCGGCATCCGCCCGAAGGACCTTCCCGACACAGCGCCCCTGTTCGGCAACACCGCGCCAAAGGGTTCCTTCGGTCCCCGCACCGGCGATGAGAACCGCGAGTGGCAGCGCGGCTCCCGCCAGTGGCTCTCCACCCTTGTGGAAGCCCATGTCAAGGCCGTCACCGGCGTTCCCGACATCCGCAGCCACGACCTGCGCCATGTAGGCGCCCGCATCGACCTCAACGCCGGTATGAAGCAGGAGGAGCTTCAGTCCAAGCTGGGTCACACCAATCCCAACGTCACCCAGCGCTATTCAGGCCGTCTGCTTTCCCGCACCGGCAAGCGCTCCGCCGCCCTCGTTCTCGAAGCCCGTGAGCGTCAGGCGGACATCAATGCCAACATTTTGGCCGGGAGGGTACAAAATGCGTAAAGATTTGTCGCCCGCCATTGACGCGCCCGCCCGTTTGTGCTACAGTAAATGTGATGCAGCCCTCCCTTTACACACAGGTTGCGTCTCCCACTTTTCAAGCCCTCCCGCCGCCGAGTGTTACCCCCCTTCACTCCCGGCGGGAGGCATCTTTCTGTTTCGCCCGTAAACGCCCTCTGCGGCGTTTCTTTTTTACCCGTCAAACTACCCTCCTGTTAAAGTAGAAAGCCCCCTGTGACGCTCTGTGCGCCGCAGGGGGCTTATTTTTATTTCTCCGGTCGTTTTTATCCTATCGCCTTATGCGCTCCGAGGTCACTTCACGATCTCCCACGTGCCGCTTTTCCCGTCCGCGCTCCGCGTCACCTTCACGGTGTACGTTTCGGTCACGGTCGGCTGTTCCGGTGTCTCCGGCTGTTCCGGCTCCTGCGGCTTCTCCGGCTCCACATATTCCAGCCCGCAGAACTCGCACAGCGCCTTGCAGTCCGCCACGGCGCAATCCTCCATGTGCTCATGGAACCACGCCGCGTCCTCCGGGTTGTCGTGGTACACGTGCTCCTGGTACACGGCGTAGGCGTTCGTGTCGTCCAGCTCGTGCAGGTCGCTCCGCGTCGCCGTCCGGCAGCCGTGGGGGTAGATTGCCTTGCGGTACTTCACCATCAGCTCTGCCAGTTTCTTCCCGTTGGCGCTGCTGGGGTGGTACATGGACAAAAATCCCTTTACCGTGCCGTGCCCGGTGGGGCCGTTGGTGCTGCCGTTGGTGTGGGACACATAGTGCACCTTTGCGCCCCACTTGTTGCTCTCCTTGATGGCGCGGTACATATAGTCCGGGCCGTACTCGTCGCTCATTGGCGTCCGGCGTGGACCGCGCATGATGTCAAAGCCGCAGCGTTCCAGCATGGGCTGCAGAATGTCCAGAAACTCGTTGTTCTCGAGAGTTTCAAAACACTGCTGGCCATCTGGACGCTTATAGCAGCACTGGTTGGCCTTGTGGTACGCCGGGGACAGATAGATCTTCGGCTTCTCCGCAGGCGCATCCTCGTCGCTCTCCTGATAATCCGGGTAGCCGAAAGTATACGAGGACTTCACGCTGGCGTACTCCTTCTCGTACACGCCGCCGCCGTTGCTCACCACGCCGCTCTGCGGGCTGGTGTTGCCCTCGATGGTGCGGAAGCCCTTGCCCACGATCTCTGTCACGATGCCCGTGTGATCGTCGCCGAAGAATACCTGTGCGCCCACCTTCGGCGTATTTCCCAGCTGCCCCGCCGCCTTGAAATACCGTTTCAGGTAGTACACGCCAGCGCCCAGACTGTCATCCGGCAGGTTCTGCAGCCGCTTCGCCTCTGCTACGCCGAACGCCTGCACGTTCACCCACGCCACGAACGTTGTGCACCACGGGTACCCCTGCTTTTTCCCATTGTAGAAATGGGGGATGGCGTCAATGTCCCGTGCGTACTTCGTGAAGTTTTTATCCCCTGCGTTGGCGGTCTTGCTGTCCAGCTGCGCGTTGGACGCTTTCTCAAGATAGCCCAGCTCCTCCCGGGCTATCTTGATGACCTTACTGCCGCCGTTCATACGGCCTCCTCCACCTTGTCCTTCAGCTGCTTCGTGATCTGATTAACGCCGGTCGCCGCCAGACCGCTGACGATACCCACAGCCGCGCTGGTGATGTAGTCCTGCGCGGGATAGTCGGGGATGATAAACATACCCACCACGCCCAGCACAAGGCCGCACACGCCCATGATGACCGGGATCCACTTGTCGTTCAGCCCGCTGGCCTTAACAGCCATGCCGATGAGGTAGCACACGACGGTGATCGCTGCCACGCTTGCAATGCCAAAAGATGCAAAATCCATATTGTTCTTCCTTTCCGGCTTTACGCCTCTCGCTTGATGGGCAGCTTCCTTACTTCCTCCATGACCCGTTTTGCGCTGCCGTTGCCGCCCATCTTTTCATACGGCTGGTACAGATAGTCATTGAGGTTTTCGTACTCGTCCTGCGTGATGTACCCTCTCGTCACGTACACCATGCCAAGATGGATGATGCGGTCATGCGCCAGACCCACCAGCATCTTCCGCTCCGCGTTGTTCTTGTCCGCCCGCTTCGATACCAGTGCCCACAAGCCGCTGCTTGTCAGCACCGCTACCGCCAGCGGTACGGCGATCTGCTGTACCCACGGTTCCATTCGCCGCGTTCTCCTCTCAAATTATTTTTGCACCCTCGACACCCTTCGACCGTTTCTGACACGCCACCTGTGCTATCCTGCTTGCAGAAAGGAGGTGTTACCATGCCCGAGTATTTCACTCTGTTCAACGCCGTCAACGATGCCATTGCCCAGCTTGAAAAGGCCGTTGCCGCACTTAAACAGGCCCAAATCGATGCCGAGGAAGCCTACATCCGGCGGGGGGAGTAATTCTCCCCGCCCCTTATTCTGCGTACACGCTCTCGATCAGCGCACACAGCTCCGTGTACTGCTCGTCCGTGATGCGCCCCACGGCGAAAAACACGTCGCACTTCTGCTGTGCCTCCTCACGGGTCTTGTAGAACCGCTTGTTGATAAGCTTCGTCATAATGTTGTACATAGTCGTTCTCCTTTCTTAACCGATGGTCGCCATGTCGCTGTTGTAGATGGCTTCTACCGCTTCTCCAAGTTGCTGCGTCAACGTTTCTGCTTCCGAGATAAGCCCCGCAACAAGCTCTGCGCCGTTAACGTGCTCCACGCTGCCATTAATGACCCGCATGGTCTCTTCGCCGCCTGTGGCATCCACTGCGTAGCCCTCGCGTTCGCTTTCTTTGCACAGAATATAGCTGCCGTTTTCTGCGATTTTTACCGGGTTTGCCGCTTCACTGTAAAATGTCTCGCCGCCTGCATTTACCTTGTACACTCTTTCACCTCGCTTTCCAGCATCGCTAAAGCTTTTTCGTATTTATCTGCCTCCACATGCTGCCCTATGATTGCCGCCTGCTCCAGGCATATAGCCAGCAGCTCTGCGCATACATCGGTCAGCTTTTCAATGGTCTCCTGCAAGGGCATAGCTCCAGCCCTCCTTATCCGGGTAAAACCCAAATATGCTCTTAAAATATTCCGCCGACTTTCGCACGGCCTTGTGGCTATTCCCTCGGTTCATGTGCCCGCAATAGGATGCCCAAACCGGCTGTACATCCGCAAGCGAGATTTTTCCGGCGTGTACCATTTTTCGGAGCTTTGGCAATTTCTTACGCAGACGCGCTGTGGCCTCGCGGCCCATCCGCATTTTTACGCCACCATCCGGCTTTGTGTGGTACCGACACTTGAGAAAAACAGACTTTCCTGCGGGCGATATGCCCGTTTTCTTTTCGTTCACCACAATACCGATTTCTGTTGCCTTGCGGCGTATTTCTGTTAAGCACGTTTCCAGATACGCCCGGCTTTCGTGCATAGCGTACCCGTCATCGTTATATCGTCCGTACCCTTTCAGCCGCAGTTTGTCCTTGCACAGGTGGTCGATTGGGGAAGCCAGCATCAGGGCGCACACCTGCGACACCTGGCTCCCCAGCCCCAGCCCATAGTCTCCGAAATCGCGGATAAAACGGTCCACCTCCGCCGCTGTGCGCGGATCGTGAAACAACCGCCTGTTCGCTTCAAACAGTGGCTTGTGCGGCGCGGTATCGAAGAACTTGCGAAAATCGTACCGCAGCACATAGCCGCCTCTCCTTGCTTGCCGGGAGACATGCTTCTTGTACCGCCGCAGGGCGCGATCCATCCCTCTCCCCTTTAAGCTGGCGGAGTTGTCGTAGATAAACGTCGCTTGATACACCGGCACCAGCGCATAGTCGCACAGGCACTTCTGCACCACCCGCTCCGTGATATGCACGGCTCGAATGTGCCGCGCCTTTCCGCGTTCATATACCGTAAACTCATGAAACCCTTTATGCCGAAACGTCCCGTCCATAAGTTCTGTGTGGATGTCTGCCACCCGCACCAGCATGTTATTCATAAGGCTCTGTGTACTGGACTTCCACTTTACGCCCCTGCAGCACTTCTTTGCGGATTTCCACAAGTGCATAAAGCTGAAAACGTCCTCAAAATTCCCGCAGGCCCTGCTGCGGTCCATCGCTTTGCGCTCCCGTGCGGCTTTGCGCCGCAGGTAGCGGCCCTCTCGTCTCTCTTTGTTGGTCAATATGCGCCTCCGTGCAGTCTTATTGTCGGGTGCGGGTTCTAACTGCGTAGCCGCCGCCATGAAACCGGGTTTCCGCACATTCACCGGCCATGCAAGCGCCCGCCACTCGGTGGCGGACGGGCCTTTTCGGCCAGCGTCCGGCGGCGTATCATCGGACGCGAGTTCAATGGGCAAAGCGCTCCTTCGCTCAAAGCATCGTTTTCAGCTATACCGCCTACTAAGTCCTGCCTGTGCCGAGCGAATCCGGGGACAACCCCATACGAGTTGCTGGCGTTGTTGTTGTTGACGCTGCCGCTGGAGTTGACAATCAAGAAGTTCGTCGAGTTGCCGGTGTTCGCGTCACGCAGCCACCAAACCACCGCCGAGCCGCCAGACCGTACCGCCAGCGCAGATATACAGCGCTTTCCCTATATAACGGCTTATGTTAAGCCCTTATACCGTTCTCTGTCGCTTTTCCGCACCTTGCCGATCAGTTTCGCCTCCGCGCTGATCAGCTCTCCGTGCTTCTGCATGGCGTGCGGTACCCACTTATACCTCTCCTCTCCGCTCAACAGTTCCTCGTACAGATCCTCCAGATCGTCGGCAAGGTTCTGCAGCACCACATTCGCCCTCCCAAGATAGTCGGCGCGTATCTGCGCCTCATGCTGGTTGTGCACATAGGTGTTGTTGGCCGCCTTTACGGAGTGCAGTACCTCTCGTGCCTCCTCATAAATAGGCCCCAGCAGGAAAAATTGCAGACGCTTCGGGCATTTCTTGACGACCGTAAGCGTATGCTGCTTCAGTTCCCGCGCCGTCTGGATGAATTGCATAGAGGATTCGCCCTGCTTGCTTTTTGGTACGGACATACGTTTCCTTTCCGCCATCCGCCCCATCTAAGGGGCGGATGGGCATTGATAATAGATTAAAATGCGAATCCGGGGACAACCCCATACGAGGCGCTGGCGGAGTCGTAGTTGACGCTGCCGCTGGAGTTGACAACCAAGAAGTACGTCGAGCTGCCGGTGTGCGCGTCACGCAGCCACCAAACCACCGCCGAGCCGGAGGCGTTGTTCTTTACCTTGCTGTTTCCTGCGGCGTACCAGTTGTAGCCGCTGGAGCCGATGTCGTTCTGGCTGTGCAGCGAGAGTATGTCCTCCGTGGGAGTTGTCCCCTTGTTGTTCGTCAGGCTGCGCGTCATCAACACATCGCGCCATGCCTCCGGTATGCTTGCCAGCAGTTCCGGCATCGTGGTGCTCCGCATCCGCGACGCCTCCCAGCCGCCGACGTTCGTGTTGCCTGTGTTCATCTGTGCGCTGGTCACGATAGTCACGGTGTCAAACGTCATGCCGCATTTTCCGGTGGCGGTTTCCTCGCCGTAAGCGCTGGTGTCTGCCAGATCGTCCGTGTTGAAGCTGATCAGCCGCGCCTGTACCGTTGTGCCGTTGATAGAGAAGTCCATGACATCTCCCACGGTCAGCTTCCGGCTGTCCGCCCCGAAGTCCAGATACACCGTAGATGTCGTGCGCAGGATCTCCGCATTGTCAGAGATGGCTTCGCCGTACAGATGCATCAGTTCCGGTGTCGCACCGTCCAGGCCATCCGTATACGTCACGCCGCTGGTAGGGCTTATATTCGCCACAGGCCGCAGCGGCAGCATGAGCGTAGGCGGCAGTGCTACTTGCTTCGTTAAGCTCGACTTGCCATCCTTTTCGGCTGTAATATTCCACACCCCCGACTTGCCCAGCGTCAGTTCCACCTTCCCTGTAGCATCTGCTGCGGCGGTCACGGTACTGCTTCCGTTTACCGCAGTTACCGTCGCACCGCTAACTGTATACACTAACGTTTTAGCACCCCCCCCCCCCCCGCAATTATTGCTCTACCGATAATTGTGCTCATACGCTCCTCCTTACTCCGCTTCCTCCGCCGCTTCCTCCGCCGGAGTATTCAGCTTTTCCAGATACGCCGCCAGATACGCTTCCGGGCTGGATTGCTCCCCAACAATGCTCTTGGCTGTCCGCAGGGTGTTGATCTCCGTGATGTACCCATCGTCCCCCACGCAGAGTACCGTATCGTTCTCGTACTTGAAATTCTTGATAGCCTTGGCTACCCGCTCGTCCTTGCAGATCTCTCCTGCCTTTACGATATAGCCTGTGTACATGTTTGTTTCCTCCTTGTTTTATTGTTTGGTGGCGTTACTCGCCAACCACGCCCGGAACTCGTCTGAAGAGGTTGCGCCTGTCTCGAATGTCAGGTTTCTATTCGTACTTTTCCATGTGTTGGTGTTGAACTGATATATGTCTATTCCATCACCAGAAATAACCTTGTATGCAGATAAGTGTGTACGGTTGGATGTTCTAATCCGGCTGCATCTTGTTGTTCCAAAGGTAAAATAAAGATTGATTTCGTCAAAATCTTTCTCCGGCGCGGACAACTCCTCATTCAGCACCCACGTCCCTTCAAGGGTAGGTGTAGGGGTGGGCTCAGGTGTTACCCACCCCTCCCCAAACGGTGTGCCATCAAGGGAAATCCACTTCTGCTCAGTTGTGTTGTAAAGGTACGCATCTACCTCGTCGGCATAGCCCGTTTCTTTCCCTAAAAACGTATCTTTAATTTTGAATGATATTTTGGCATCCTTAGAATTTATAATTCTGAAAGATTTACTACCTTCCTGTAAAAGAAGTTTGCCGTTTTCAAGGGGATACTGATAGGGAGCTTTCCATCCTTTTCTTGAAGTATCTACATTTGATACCTCGATTGCATACATATTATTCTGTGTTGCTCCAGCTATGAAATTTATTCTTACATTTTGATGTGTATAATTGAATACTACATCCAACGTTCCAGAGGTCTCCCCTATCGTAACTTTAATTAAAACAGGATAATACATTGCTGAGCTACTGATAGGGCCGAAACCGAATAAGTATCTCTCATTCTCAACCTCTATTGAATTGGCATGTCTATACTCAAAGTTTTTATAGTCACTGTCACTTGCAGAAAAAGATGAGGTAAACGGAAATGACTCATACGTATAGTCTTCTAAATCAAACCTAATACCCGAAGGGGAGTAGGCGGGGTTCAATACAAGATAAGCGTATTTGCCATTTACAAACATTTGAACTGAAGAATCACCAGAAGAAATATTAGGGGATATAGAAGACGTAAACACTTTAGTGCTTGTTTCATACGTTTCTATATTGAATGTATACACAGTAGCTGAATTGCCCGAACTTGATGCACTTCCAAATACATAAATTGTATTGTTGTAAAAAGCAGTTGACCCTCGTGATGTTGCACCAGAACCAGAATATGAACCAGGAAATGGATGAGTAGTCCACATATCAGTTTCTGTATCATAAATTCTAACAGTACTTGTATTGGCACTTTGCTGTGGGGTTCCACCAAGGAAATACATTTTATTTCCGACTACACACCACGCCGGAAATTTCCAAATTGTTGGCATTTGTACAGAATTCAAACTGGTAATCTTTGTTTCCAAATCTGTTACATTGAATATACTAAAGTTTTCGTTTATGGCCGTGTACATTTTTCCATTACAAATTCTACCAGAAGGAACATTGAAAATCACATGACCTGCCAACGGGGATAAATCATCTTGAGAAAAGTATTCAACAAACTCCCCGACCTGTACTGCTACATCGTCAGTACTTTCTACCGTGTCGGGCTTCCCTTGCATCCGTACCCACAACTTACTTGTATCAGTCGGCGGAGTGAGACCATAGGCTATGTTCAGTTCTCCTCCGCCGCCAGCGGATAGTATGCCCTTGCCCACAATGGCGCTCATCACGACACCTCCTTCACGTCGTACACCGTCACCTGAACGCTCAGGTCAGCGGTGGGCTTTTCGCCCACAGCGTAGGCGGTGAATGTCCCGTTGTTGTTGGCGATGTAGATAGCGTTGGTGCCGTCGTCCAGCATCTGCTGTATCGCCGTTGCGTCTGCCTGAATGTCCGCCTGACTGGTGGCCGTTCCGCCTGTGATGGTCACGCCCTGGGTGTAGGGGCTTGCGCTCCCTGTCCAGCTTGCCGCCGCCAGCGTCAGCGATAGCTTGTCCGTTATGTCCTGCTTCTCCGGGAACTCTGTGCTCATCTCCTCTACCTCGTTGCACAGCGCGTTCAGGTTCTCCGCGTTCAGTGCAGGCGGCGCACCGTTGTTCCATCCGGGGTTCTTGTAACCTGCCATATCGTCCCTCGCTCCTTTCGTCCGTCAATTTTTTGCTACGGTCCACAGGGCGTCGCCCTGCCGTATCAGTATCTGTGCGCCCTCCGCGCTCCCGGTCTCAGCCCACGGCACCGCGCAGATCAGCGCCTGCTGCCGCGTGTTGTCCTGCGTCTCGCAGGTGATCTCCGCGTTGACGAATACCCGCAGCACCTCGCCCTTTCGGTTTTTCAGGAATAAGGTGTTCTGCGTCAGCGCCAGAGCAAACAGCGCGTCCCGCTTCGCCAGCGTGTCGCTGTACTCCGCATTGGAGCCCACTTCGCCGATATAGCCGCTCAGCTCGCCGCTTTGGTACAGCTGCGGCACCATCTGCACCGTGGGGTATCGGGTGAAGTTTTCCAGCAGCGTCGGTCGGTTGTTGTTGCTCACCGTCCCGCTCTCCACGTTCAGGCTGAACCGGAATAGCTCCTCCACCCGGTATACGTTGTCGCCGTCCTCCGCGCAGGAGAGTATCGTCCAGTCCCACAAGCACACCGTCACCGGCTGGCTGGGCAGCGCCGTGGTCACAAAGGATCTCTCCCCCACGCCGAATACGTAGTAGGTGTACGTTCCCTGCGAGGCCGCCGCGCAGTCGATCACGCTGCGCTCCGCGTACCCTACGTCCGCCACGTGCACCAGCGACGCTGCGCCCTCCTCTCTGCGGTATACGGCCCAGCCCGTCAGCGGCTCCTCCGCCACGATGTTGCCGCCCCGCAGGTCTGTGGCAAAGTCCGCCAGCAGCAGCGTCTTGTCGCCGAACTCCGGTGTGTACCCTGCTGCGCTCATCAGTGCTGCCACCACCGTGTCCGTCAACTCGCCCTCCTCTATCCACAGGTAGTCGCACACCTGTGCGCCCACCAGCTTCACGTTCACCACGGTCATGTCCGCCATCACCGCGTCCGCCATGTATTTCAGCACCGAGAATTGGCTGGCCCGGGGGAATAACCGCACCGACGGTTCCAGACTCTCCGCCGGGAATAGTCCCCGCTCATACCGCCGCCGCACATACAGTTTTCCGCCTGTCAGCGCCACCGTCAGCTCATCCTCCGGGGCAAAGGCGGCGTCCACCCGGCCTATCTCCGCGCCGCCCTGCATAGCCCGCACCGCCGTTGTGCTCACCGTCACCGTCAGCGACTTTCCGTCCGCGCCGGTCAGGTTGAATAGCGTCGCCGGCAGCGCCTTGACCGTTCCCTTCCATACGATGCTTATGGGCGTCGTCAGCGCCATCGCTTCTCCCGTCACCGTGTCCCATGTCACCGTGGATCCGGTGCTCAGGTTCAGCTCCCCGTTTCGGATGGTGTATTCGCCCTCCGCCGTGCCCGGTATGTCGTAGGCACCCGGCCACGACACCAGCACACCGCTTTGCTTCCGCTTTACGCACGTCACCACCGCGCCGGTATAATTGCTGGCGCTGTATTGCACCGCGAACTGTACCCAGCCCGTGTCTGCCACCACGCCGTTGCTGGTCTCCACCCGGCACCGCACGGCGTATTCCTGCCCGGTGAATAAGCCGTCGTAGTAAAACGCCAGCTGTGCCGTCGCCACGTTGCCCGTGTCGTACAGCACGTCCTCCGTGTCCATTGCCGGTGCAATCTGCCACCGCGCCCAAATAATGGGGTCGCCCTGCGCCTGCGAATAGCTGGCCGTCCACGTCATCTCCTTTGCCGCCACCGGCTTCGTAAAGTCGTTGATGGTCAGCACCGGTGCGCTCCGGCACACGAATACCGATGCGCTCTGCTGCGTCACGCTGTCCGCGTCTGTCCACCACTGGGTGATGAGCAGCTTGTAGCTGTTTCCGTTGGTGATTCCCGCCGCAGCCAGCGCCTCCGCCGTGATCGTGTAGCTGAAAAACACCACATCGCCCTTGGCGTTTCGCCCGTAAAAGGGGCAGTTGTCCGTCCGTTTTCCCGAGTCGTACAGCTGTGCGCTCTCCGCCGTGTTGGCCAGAATTTTTATCTCAAACGCCGTCATGGCGTTCTGTCCGTCCACCTGCCAGGTCACGGTCATGTTTTGGCTTGCGTCCACCGTCCCGTTGCCCAGCGCTCCCAGCGTGGAGGGCGTGATATTCGTCGGCATGAAAAGTGCCATATCGTCCTTCCCTCCTTCCGTTTATGTCTTTGTCTCCGTTTTCAGCGGCCACACCGTCACCGTCGCCACCGGGAAGTCCGCCACGCTGGTGGCGGATATGGTCATTTGCCCCTCTCCTGTCAGCGGGCGGGAAAAGCCTGTCACCAGGTGCCGTTCCGTGGGGCTTCCCTGCTTATCCCGGCGCACCAGCGTCACAAGCTCGTTCTCCTTGATGTGAAAGATTTGCCCGCAGCTGATGTCTACGCTCTTCTGCAGCACCGTGGAGCGTTTCAGCTCCCACTCTGCCCTGTCCCGGCACATGGTCTCCGTTGCGTAGCCGTCCTCCTCTGTCCACACCGTCTTTCGGCCTATCAGCTGCACGTTGGTATCGCTCATGGGGTCGTTGTTGGTGGCTCTCGCCCCCGGCTGGCTGTTGTCGTCCAGCGCCGCCCCCAGCACGATGTAGTCGTTGTACACCTCGGTGTTTTGCGCCGTGTACGTCATGCCCAGCAGCGTCGCCTCCCCCATCGAGAAGGCGTAGCTGATGGGTTTTTCACTGTCCAGCAGGTCGTCCTGGCTGGGGTCTATCCGCATCCGCCCCGTGGCGTCGTAGCCGATCCAGGCGTTCAGCATCTCCGCAAAGCCCAGTATCACCTCCGCGTATGTGCCGCTTCCCGGATCCACCTCCAGCGTGTACGGCGCGTCCACCAAATTTACTTCGGTTCCGTCCGTCAGCTTCTGCTTCTTGCCGTTGTAATACTCCGTGTACACCGGGGAGATGGGGTCTACCTTCCGCCCGTTTCCCTTGTCGTCCTGCAGCAGGGCGTTGATCTGCTGAAAGATGTTCACGTTCAGCTTTCCCTTATAGGTGCCCTCCAGCTTGCCCCACAGCGTCCCGTCCAGATTGGCCCACTTGTCCACCAGCTCGTACTGCATCAGCCGCCGTCCCGGCTCCACCGTTTCCTGCGGACTCTGTATCAGGAAAACGCCCTGCTGTATGTAGTAGTCCTCGCCGTTTGGCAGCACCAGCCCCTCGTCCAGCGCGATTTCCTGCCCGAACCACAGGTGGTTTACGTTGTAGTCGAACGCGCCGTCCACGTTCCCCAGCGTCACGCTGGCCGTTCGCCTTACCCCGTTTTGCAAATTTACCGTCAGCGCCCCGTCGGCAACAAAGGCGCCGCTGTGCTTATTTCGCGGGTTATTGTCCACGAAGAACGCCGTGCTCCCGTCCGGGTTCAGAAAGCGCAGCCGGCACAGCTTCTGAAACCGGCCCTTCAGCGCTCTCAGGTACGCCAGATATTTTTCCTGCTCCGTCATGGCACGCACCCTCCGTTCAGCTGCGCTTACGCTTCTTCCTGTCCTCCGCCGCCGTCAGCGCGTCGCACTCCTCGTCCGTGGCCGCCCTGATCTTTCGTATATCCGGGTTTCCCTTGCGGTACTGACTCTCGCGGGTGATGTAGTACCGTCCCGTGATGCCCGTTATCGGTATCTCTCTGCCGCTTTTCATCACCAGAATGTGCCGCGTCTTTTTCGCCATAGTCCAGCCGTCCTTTCTCACATATTCCGTCCGTCCGCATACATGAAAACCATGTGGTTCCCCGCGTTCTTCCCCTCGCCGAATACCAGCACCACCACCTGCGCTCCCACCGGGGCCGCCGCCATCGTGCTCACATAGGGGAGAAAACTCTCCGTTTCGTCAAAGGGTCGTTTTACGCCGATTTTCCCGTCTGCCGCCGCGGTCGTCACCTGCGCCCGGTACTGCCGTACCATATCCGTCTGCGTCTCCCGCACCCGCCGCACATAAAAGTTGTCCCACAACCGCTTTGCCAGCTCCGCCAGCGTCTTTGCGTTCTCGTCCATGCTCTTATCCTCCGTAGGGCTTCACGTTGTGCGCCATCCGGCACATCTGCGCCACCGTCAGGTGCTCCGCCTGCTGCTCCGTCAGCGTGATGCCCTTCACGTTATAGGTAGGTCCACTGTGGTCGCTGTAGCTGCGGTTATCGCTGTTTCCCGCCACGCTGCGGCTCACCGGCGTCTCGCCGTACAATCCGCCCAGCTCGTTCACCCTGGCCCGGAACCGCGCATCCGCCGACGGCTTCAGCATCTTCGCCGTCACGTCGGGCGGCAGCACCATCTCGTCGTCCACCGTGGCCTTTATGCCGCCCAGTCCATGCAGCACACCGCCGCTGTCGTACTTTTTCTTCCGTCCCCCGCTGACAGCGCCGATAATGCTTCCTGACACGATGCTCTTCCGGTTTGACTTTCCACTGTTCGGCAAAGAAATGTTGTTCTTGCCCATGCTGATGGCATCCGAAAGGTTCCCCGTCGGTTTATTGGATACGCTGGCTTTCTCGGAGCTGGTGGATTTCCGCACGCCTGTCAGGTGGCCGACCTTTACCTCGGTGTATCCCGACGCATTGCCGGTCGCGTTCCGTTTGACCTCTACCGGCGTACCGCCCGCCGTGATCGTCACGCCTGCCGCAGCTGCCTTTGCCGCCAGCACCCCGTTGGCCCATTCCCACCAGTTCTGCACACTCTGATCCAGCAGGACTTCCTCTTGAGCCACCGTTTCACCCAGCGCGTTGATGTATTCCTCCAGTGCGTCAATTTTCAGCTGGTACGCCGCCTCGATGGCCTTTTTCCTCGCCTCCAGTTCCTCAATGGCGAGGTCCAGTTCCATCTCCCGCTCATAGTCCCGCAGGTCCTTCTTCGCGTCCGCAAGGTCCTCCTCGGCCTGCTTCACCTTCTCCGGGTCCGCGATCCACTCCCACTGCCCGGACTCGGCGTTGTACATCCGCACTGTGCGCTCGTTCCGGGCGTTCAGCAGCGCGTCCTGCTTCCGCATGACCTCCAGCCGCAGCTCCTCCAGCTTCTCGGCCCGGTCTATCTCCTCGTTCTGCTTCTTCAGCGCGTCGATCTGCGCGTCTATGGCCGCCAGCTCTGCGTCCCGCTGCTTTTCCAGCGCATCGATCTCGTCCTGATACTTCTTTTTCGCCGCGCTGCTGCCGGAACCGCCGGAACCGCCGGAGCCGCCGCCGCTGTATCCGCCTGTGCTTCCGCCCCAGCCGCCGTTTGGCGCTGTGCCGGTCAGCTTATTCCACGCCTTGTTCGTCAGGTAGGATTGTGCTTCCTCCAGCGTCTTAAACTTTTTGTTGGCGACCAACACCATCGACTGCTGGTAGATCCGTCCCGCGTTCAGCAGGTTCCCGTAAGCTTGAGTGGTGTACCCGATGGTGGCCGCCAGCGTCCGCAGCGCACTGATCTGCTGGCTGAAATTCAGTTTTGTGTTGCTGGCCGTGATCTGCGCCGCCACCAGGTCGTACAGCGCTTTACCTGTATACCCTGCCTGCTGCGCCTCGGAGATCAGTTTGTTTACGTAGTCCTGCGTGGCCTTTTGCGTCACGCCCAGGATCTCCTGCACCCTGTCATAGGCAGCCACCAACTGCCGCTGTTCCTCTGATACCGCAAAGCCATAGTTGATCGCCTTGCGTATCGTTTCTACTTCTTCCTCGCGACCCTCCTGCAGCTTCGACAGGGAGTAGTAATACTCCTCCTGCGTCTTAGTGCCCGCCTCCATCTGGTCCTGCACCAGTTTCAGCGACGCCTTGTACTGCGCCAGCGATTCCACGTCCGCCTGCACCATCTGTATGGGGGTAACGCCCATTCCGTTGCCCACACTGTCGCCGCCGCCAACGTATACCTCGGCTCCGGTGCCGTGCAGCTCGTTCCATGCGTCCCACGCCTCAGACTCTGCGTCCCGTACCGCCTTCTCCTGCTCCTCGCGGATCGCCCGCAGCACCTCCAGCCGCTTTTCCTCCGCCTCCGTCAGCTCTCCGGTCTTGCTTATGAGCGTGTCGTACTCGTCCTCGGTCTCGCCCAGCGCACTCTGTGCCGTTTCAACGCCCTTCAGCGCTTTTTCATAGGCTCGCGCCTTTTCCGTGCTCAGGCTGATCGCCACGGCCAGCGCCGCAAAGATCGCCGCACCCACGCCCAGCTTCGGCAGCATTGCCAGCAAGCCCTTCATCTGCCCGGAAAGCTGCGTGATCGCCATAGCGTTGCCGCCTATGGCGGAGGTCAGCGTTCCGAAGAACGTTCCCACGCCGCTGTTCATCAGCGCCGTAAAACCCTTGTTCGCCAGCGTCAGCACACCCACCAGCAGCCCCAGCTGTATCACCAGCCGTCCGGTGTCGCTGTCCAAAAACTCCACCAGCGCGATCACCTGGTCCAGTGCGCCCTTTATGGTGTCCGTCTCCACCAGGTGGCTGATGAACTCCGTCCACTTGTTGTGCAGTATCTCGGTCTTACGGGTCCAGCTGTCCAGCGCGTTTTCCACTTCCTTGTCCGCGCTGCCCACCGCGTCGGCGTAGTCACCCAGCATGGACTCGTACATATCCCAGTTCTGGATCAGCGCCAGCAGCTGCGAGGTACGCAGCTTTCCGCCGATGTCGCTGACCATCTCCATCAGCTGCTGCTCAGTCAGCAGCCCGTCCTTCATGCTCTTGGACAGACCGGCAATGGCCTTCATGGGGTTTATCACGCTGCCTGTGGCCTGCGCCGCGTCGTAGGCGTCCTTGGCATAGAGCTTGATGACATCCCGCAATCCGGCGATCTCGCCGGTGGTCCACGTCACGCCCTCGTCGATCTCCGTCTTGGTATCGCCGATGATATTCAGGAAAAGTGCCCGCAGCGCGGTGGCGGCCTCTGTGCCGGACCGCTGCGTCACAGCGGTGATCGTGCCGATAGCCGCCGTCAGTTCATCTGCGCCCACATGGGCCTGCGCCGCAATAGGCGCCACCTTGCCCAAGCCTTCGGCAATTTTTTCTATTGACGTTGCGTAATTGTTATCAATTTCATTTGCTCCATCGAGAACCTTCGTCAGCTGCTCGATGCTGCCCTGATACTTGTACGCCGCGTCCATAGAGAGCAAAAACTGCTGTGCGGTCTCTGCGTCCGTGTCGCCCACGATCTGCGTCTTGGTGGCCAGCTCCGCCAGCGCGGAAGCCTGCTCTCCGTAGCCTGCGCGGCTGAAGTTTGCCACGCTGTTCAGGTACTCGTCCGCCGCCACGCCGTAGGCACTTGCGGTGTCGTATGCCTGCTTCTCGATCCTGTTCAGTTCCTCCGTGGTCGCGCCGGTGACTTTGCGTATCGTCACCATCTCGTCGTCCACGTCCTTCATGGTCGCCAGCGCTTCCGTGAAGCTGCGCTTTAACCCGGCAATGGCGTTGCCCATCACCTGCCACAGCGCCATCTTTGCCGCCACGCGCCCGAAACTGTCGCCCATCAGGTCGGCAAAGCCGCTGCTTTCCTTGGCCGCCGTCCCCACGCTCCTGACCGACTGCGCCGCCTTTTTCGTGCTCTGCTGCACCTTCCCGCTGGCGTCCAAATATGCTTTTTCAAATACCGCCGCGCTCTCCTTGGCGCTCTTGCCGCTCAGTCCGCTTACGCCGGTCAGGTCCTCTATGCGGCTCTGCATGGCGGTCGGCGCGTAGGTGCTGCTCTGCTGCGCCGCATAGGCGCGGTAGGCATCCTTGGCCGCCCGCACCTGTGCCGCCGCCCTCTCCGCCGCTTTGGCCTGCGCCGTAAAGTTCTGCGTCACCTTCTTGCTGGTGATCTCCATCTCGCCGCTCTGCATATTCAGCGATTTGGACACCTGCACCACTTCGCCCACCTGGCGGCTGTAGTCCGCCACGGACCGGCGTAGCTCGCCCTCCGGGCTGAAGGTCTCCGTCAGCTTCTGCAAACTCTGCCGTGTGGCGTTTATCTGTACATCGGCGTTCTGCGTATTCACGCCCAAAGTCACCGGGCTGCTCTGCAGCTTCGCTATCTCTCCCTTGAGCTGCGAAAAATCAGGTACAGCCGTTACTTTGAAAATCGCCATACGCTACCTCCAATCGTCCTCTTCCCGTATCATCCCGGTATCTTCCGCCAGCTCCAGCGTGGGGTCCGCTCCGTTCATGGCCCGCACCAGTGTTTCTTCCGCCCTGCCGTCCAGCATCTCCTCCACGAAGTTGCGGAAAAAGGGTCTGTTCTTTGGCCGTCTGCCCCAGTTGTACGCGGGGTCGTTTTTCTCGATCCGGTTCACCAGGTCGTCCCCGTCCACATGGGGGTCTATGGGTTCTCCGTTGCCGTCCGTTGCGCCGCTGGGGTGATACAGCAGCGTCAGGTTCATGCCGCCGTCCCGCTCATCCGAATACACCGTGGCGCTGGCGTTCATGTCCGCCAATCCCTTCGTGCCCCGCCGGCGCACATACTCCTCCGGCACCAGCTTGTCGTATACGTCCTCTACCACGTGCTCCCGCAAGCACTGCCGCATTTCCTCCGCCAGTGCGGGGCGCGATGCGCGAAAGGCATCCTTCACCTGCTTTTCCAGCGCGGCCATGTCCTGCTCGAACCCGCTGAACTGTCCCACCAGCTTCGCCATGTCCCGCGCCTCCCCTCTCTCTCATACGCCAATGCGCTGTCTTGCTTCAGCGCACTCGCGTCTGCCCCCTCCCCCGCCTTGCGGCAGGGGAGGGGATTTTTTGTTGTCGTCAGGCTTCTTTCACGCTCACAGCGCACTGGTCGGTAAACGTGGTGCCTTCGTACACGAAGGTCACGGTCATGTCGCAGTCGCCAGCAGTGGCCCCTGCGGAGATCAGTCCGCTTGCGTTCACGGTGGTGCCGCTGGGTGCGCCGGTCAGGCTGTAGGCACACTTGGCAGGATCCAGCACCGCCAGCTGGCCGTTCTCCAGCACCGCCTGGGGCTTCACCTGCACCGTGCCGCTGACGGGGACGTTGATAACGCCGCCGATGGCGGTCACGATGCCCGTCACCACCTCCGCGCCGTTGTCCGGCACGTACACGTACCAGCCCAGGGTGCCGCCGGCGCAGTCCTCGCACTTGTCAGAGATCACGCTCTCATCCGTGCTCAGTGCGCGCCCCACGATCTGCGTGGTGTCGTAGTTGCTCTGGCTTCCGGTCACGGTGGCGGTGTCCGCCTGCAGCTTCAGCGGTACGTTGATGTACAGCCAGCCCTGGCGGGTGCCCTCGTTGGTCTTGGCGTTTACGTTGCCGTACACCGCCAGCTGGGCGGTGAAAAGGCCCACCTTGCCGTTCATGCCGGTGGTCAGCTTGCCGCACATGGCGCTGAGCTTGTTCACGAAGTACCACACCTTGTATTCGGTGCCGCTTACCGCGGTAAAGCCGCTGATGGTGCCGTCCGCCGCGATCTCATAGGCGATGCCGCCCTGCTGGATGCCGGAAGCCTTCTTGGTCTCCTGCACATAGGCGTAGGGCTTTGCCATCGCGTACTGTGCCACAGGGGCGCCGTCGGTCACGTCCACCTTCAGCACGGTGCTGTTCGCCGTCACCACCTGGCACACCGGGGCCACAGCGTTGTAGGTCACAGCGCCGCCCACGCCGGCCATCTTCGTCCGCAGGTCGAAGTTGGCCTGGGTGAAGTTCACCTGGATGTCCGGGTCGCTCTCGATGATGGTGGCAATGCCGTTATTCAATCCGGCACGCAGGGGATCCGCGTTCACCGTCACGGTGATGTTGCCCTCCTGGAACTTGTTGCTGCTCAGCAGGACCTGACCCGTTTCCATGTCGGCGAACTGCGCGGCGCAGATGCCGCGGGTATACAGTCTCGGATCGGTAAAAGTAATCATTCTGCTTTCACTCCTTTTTGATATAAAAAATGGAGGCAAAGCCCCGGTTTCCCGTTGGCTTCGCCCCACTTGGCGTTCCGCCCTGCCCGCTTGCAGGGCCTATTCCCTTCTCTATGCCTGTCCCATGCCCCGTGTCGATTCCTCCACGGGCCGCAGTGCCGTGTTTCCGTCGCTCACCCGGTCATAAAACAGGCTCGGCCACGGGTTGCCCCGTTTCCACTGTGTTCCTCTCGCCTCCGCGATGGTGCAGGTCATGTACCCCAATATCCGCTGCCACGTTTTTGCTTTCGTTTGCAGCTTCAGCAGTGGCCACGACTCTATTTCCGTCTCCTCCGCGTGTTCCAGCGCGGCCACCGTCGCCACCCGTTCCCACGCATCTCCGCTCAGTTTTGCGCCGCCGTTCATCTCCGCCAGCTCCCGCTGCGCTTCCACCAGCTCCGGGTTGGCCTCCGGCGGCGTCAGCTCAATTCCGTTCTGTGCGGCGATGATCTCCCGCAGGTACTGGAACTGCACCGGCGTAATGCGCCACAGCTCCTCTCCGTGCAGCACGAACTCCACCGCCGTCAACCGGCTGGGGTCTTTCGTGTCCACCTTGCAGCGAAACGCCTTCAAGCGCTCGTCCAACGGCTTTCCTCTCCCCAGCCGCAGGGAGAGCGCCAGCATCAAAAGCGCCCTTGACAGCAGCCCCACTGTCTCCTCTCCGCGCCCCATCGCGTCGTACTCCATCTTGTAGTAGGCCGCCAGCAGCGGCATCACAGCATACGCCACAGGGAGGCTCTGCTGCACGATGTCAATGCCCGGTCGCGCCAACTCGAATGTCTCCATCTCCTCCACAAGGATGGGGTACAGCGTCAGTCCCTCCGCCTGTACTTCCTCGTACCTGCGGCAGGCCCTTTCTATGCTCTGTGAGATCGGCATATCAGCTCTCTTCCTTCCTCACGAAACACCTTTACGATAATAGCCTTGACTTCATTTCCCGGCTCCAACACCTTTTCCAGCCCCCTACACCGACAAACTGTTTTCCACTTTTCATTCATAGCAAACGTAACCAGTTTGCCACAGTCCGGACAAGACGCCGTCTTATAGAAAATTACTCTGTTCATAATTTCTATACTCCTTATTGATTATGCAGTTTTCTTATAAATGGATTCCCGCCTGTACCAGCAGCGCCGTCACCGCGCCGCCCAGTACCAGCCACACCAGTTTCTCTACCACGTCGTTCCACCGCTTCGCCGGCAGGTTCGTCAGGCTCTTTACGTCCTTCTTGACCTCCGACAGGTCATCCCGCATATCCTTCTGTTCCCGGGTCATCAGCGCCACCGAGGTCGCCAGTTCGTTCAGGGCTTTCTGCTCCTCTGCCAGCTCGTTTATGCGGTGCGTGTTGCTTTTGCTCCGCTGCTCCACCTCCGTCAGCCGGTGGTCAAAAGTCACTTCATCCATTGCGCCGCCCTCCGTTCTCTCAGAATGTAGTCACGACGCTTTCTTCGTCGCTGTCCGCCCAAGCAAGGCTCATGTGCACGCGCCGTCCCACGTTCATGCCCTGGTCGTATATGGCGTGGGACCCGTTGTCCGCGTGTGCCCCTCTGTCAAAGGTCATCACCCCGGCTCCGCCTATGTTCACGCCGTTCAGTGCCTCAATGATGCACTGCTCCATGTCATAGCTGCGGGAGTAATCGTCCGTCCGTGTGGTGGTCTCGTGTCCGTAGTTGCACAGTATGTCGAAGTATATTCCTACCGCCGCCGTAAAGGGTGTCTTTGGAATCACCCGCCCGATGTACACCTTTACCACCGTCTGCGCCATGCTCTGCGCCTGTCCCCAGTATTCCAGCGGGAATAGCCTGTACCCCTTGGGGTGCTTTGCCTTCTGCTCCTCCGTGTCCACCGCCGGCGACTCACCGTCAAACACAATGCTCAGCTTTTCCTCCGCCGTGGGCAGTGGCTGGGCCAGTGGGTTCGCCCCGTCGCAGCAGATGTACTTCATCAGCCGCACCCGGGGTCTTGCGTTGTCGTCCACGGGCGTGTACCCGTTCCTGTCCGGCAGGTCCAGCAGGTAGTTCACGATCTTTTTCGGTATCTTCTCCGCACCCTTAAAGGTGCCGTAACCGGTTTCCACACGCTCAAATGGATAGTAGGGGCTGTCGAAATCTGTGTTCACGCCCTCACCCCGCTTTCCGTTTTCCTAATTGTTTCACATGAAACATTGTATTATTCGTTGCGTTTTTGATATTTTTGCAACTTTTATTTCCGTTGCGTTTTGAATATTATTTTGTTCCCTTCTGCACCTGTTCCGCCAGCTCCACCAGCTCCTTCATGCTCTCCGGCGTCATGGCCGCCGCGCTGCTCATGGCCATCCGCGCCACCACATCGTTCATCACCGCCAGATTGGCGTTGATCTCCGTGTTCAGCATCTTCTCCAGGTCCCGGTAATCCGCCAGCAGGTCATACGCCTTGTCCCGCAGGGCGTCGCTCTGCTTCTTCATCCGGTCTATCTGGTTGACCAGCTGCACGCCGCCCACCAGATCGTAGTCGTCGGCGCTCATCAGCCACTTGTCCTCCTCGCAGCCGTCGAAGTCCAGCCGCAGATACGCCCGTGCCAGTATGCCCATCAGGTAGCGCCGTTTCCGCTGTCCGTTCTCCCGGTACATGGGCGGCACATCGCCCCGGAAGCGCTCCCCGGTATCCACCACCACCCGGTCGATGCACCTCTCCGCGCAGTGGCTCACGATGGCCGCCTTCTCCATCAGCGGCACATAATCGTTGGCCTTGGCGAATACCTCCTTCATGGTAATGGGCTTGCGCTCTTTAATGCTGTTTTCCATCTCTCCTGCTCCTTTCAGATTCATAATGGAAATTCCCTCACGTATTTACTTTTTCTCCCTACAGCGCAGTGAGCAGTGCCGCCACTGCGCTGCGTTTTCGTACCGTCCGCTGTCCGGGCAGTGGTACTGGTAGCAGCAGAAGTCATGCTCTCCCGTCTGCTTCCTGCACCGTATGATGATCTCCCCTACCTTCCGGTAGGCGTGCTCACATATCGGCTTTGCCATCGTTCTTACCACCCCTCCAGTGTGATGTCCGTGCTCACGCTCTTGCCCTTGCAGGCTGCCGTCACCGTCAAAGGCTTTACGCTCCCGCCCCAGCAGTACACGGTGGCGGTGCTGCCGTCCACCTCTGCGGTGTAGCTGTCCTCCGCCGCCCCGGTGAAGGTCCATTCCACCGCGTCTCCGGTCTCCGCGCCGTTCTCGGTGTATATGGCCGTCAGCACGGTCTTGCCGTAGGCTTCCAGTCTCTCCACCGGATCCGTCTGCCAGTGTACGCCGCTTACGCTCTCTGCCACCGTCACGGCATAGGTGCCGTAGTGCTCCTCGTTCTGCACCAGCACCGCCGTGATGGTGCACTCTCCCTCGCCCACCGCCGTCACGTTTCCCGTGGGGTCCACCCGGCATACGCTCTCGTCGCTGCTGTACCACAGATAACGGGTGGGGTGTTCTGTGTCTCCGTCCGCCGCCTCTCCGTTTCGCAGGGATGCGGCGGTAAACTTCGCCTTTTCTCCCGTGCTCATGGCCGCCCTGCCGCTCACGTTCACCTCCCAGGTGAAGGGATAGGCGTTGGCCACCCGGCGAACCAGGTCGTCCTTCTCCCTATCCGGCTCCGTCATCCGCGCCGTAAACCGCAGCAGCCGGCAGCTCTCGTCATCTCCGGTGAACTCCTGCGCCACGTCTGCGTAGCCGGTGATCTGATACGCCATCCGCCCCAGGATCAGGCGGCTGTTCACATCCAGGTTTTCCGTTTCGCCGTTGCGCTGTATGGTAATGTTGAAGTACCCCTGCATGATGAGCATGGTCTCCTGAAAGTCGTTGGCGTTGGCGTTCAGCTTCACGTTTTCCACCACCATCGGTTCCTTCAGCACGTTGCCGTACCAATCCAGATGGTTCCATGTGGCGTTGCACCGCCTTATGATTCCCCCGCCCACGGCAGAGGATATGTTAGCTGGGTTCGTCACCAGCCATGTGGAGCCCATTGTCTCCATTTTTGCGCCCTCCGGCACATATTCGATGTGCCGGTTTACAAACAGAACTTCCTTATAGTTGTCTATGGGCCGGTCTATGGCGTTGCCCTTCTTCCGCGCATCGGCAAGGCGTACCAGCTGTTCGCTCCACTCGTAGAAGTTGTTGGGGTCGCTGTCCAGCCCCTGCACCCGGCACGCGGTGTAGTCGCTGGCGTACTTGCCGTATGCCTGCACGAATCGCGCCGTTGGATCTCCAAAGTAGGGGATGCGCCTGTCGTTGTACTGTGCGGGGCGGTTGGTGGGTGCCTGCGGTCTCTCCGCCATTGCGGCGATATTGCCAAGATTGTTCTTTACGTCCGCCATCGCCCGTCACCTCCCCGTTTCACAGGAACTGGTATCGTCCGTACCCGCCCCGGCCTCTCTGCACCGTGTTCAGGAACGTACAGTCCTGCTCATACTTGTGCATCTCGTCCATCAGCCTTGCCCGGTTCTTCTCCTGCTTCGCGGCGCCCTCCTTCATATAGGTGCCCTCGTTCACCGTGTCAAAGCTCGCGTCCTTTATCTTCATTTGGTCGTTCAGCCAGTTGCGGAAAAAACGCTCATCCCATACGCTTGCCACGCACAGCCCAAGTATCCGCTTCTGCTCCATTGTCAGCTCGTGACCAAATTCACCGTCTGTGTAAAAGTCCAGCGTGTAGTTTATTCCCGCCATGTCCTGTATAGGGAACGTCACCACGCCTGTTTCGGCGTTGTAGCTCGCCCCGGTGTACGGCACCGCCGTCATGCCGCCCGTCACATCCTGCTCCACAATGGCGCAGGAAAATAGCTCGTAGCCCACCATTCCGGTGTCCACTTCCGTTTCTCCCACCAGGCTGTCCTCGCTGCTGGTCCAGTAGTAGTCACCGTAGCTGGGCTGTACCAGCCCCTCACTCAGATACGCTCTCATCTGCACCGGCAGGGAGAATAGGGGGATGGCGTTCACCATATACAGGCTCATCCTCCGCAGGAACGCCGCCGGGTCGTTGGCTGCCTCCTCCTGCAAGCGCACGTCGTCTATGGCCACCATCGCATGGTTCGATATGACCTCGCTCCACTTCGTCCCCATGTTCTCCCCTCCTTATGCCGGAATATAGATCGTTATCAGTTCTCCCGCCGTGCCGTCCGTCAGTGCCACGCCGTCCGCGCCGGTCGAATTTCCGCCCAGCCCCTCCACCAGCGGCGCGTTGCTGGGATATGTGCTCCTGCCGGGGTATAGATTGCTGCTGGGCATCAGTCCCGCCTTTTCCGCCTGTGGATACAGGCTTTCCGACGGATACAGTGTCGCCGAAGGGAATAGCCCTTTCGTGATCTTTACAAAGTCTCCCACCTGTACCACGGAGCCGGGAGCCACCCGGTAGGTCGCCTCCCAGTCTCCGTTTCCGTACAGGTACAGGGCGTAGCCTTCGCCCTCCGCCAGTGGGAAGCGCATCTGCCCGATGTTCGGGTAGGTGGAGTTGTTTATCTTCAACCCCGCTTTCCACTTTTCCAGCGCTCCGGGCTCACCATTGACTTGCATGAACCGTGCCGCGCCTCCCTCGGCCAGCGGCACCTGCACGACGGAGACGCCCGTATAGGTCACGCCGTTGATCTTTACATCTCTCGCCATGCGTTTTGTTCCTCTCCGTCAGGCTATCGTCATCACGCTGCCCGCCACACTGATCTGCGGCGTTGTCATCGTTCCTACGATGGGTGCCCCTCTTTTGTCGTGGGCGGTAGCGCCTTTCGCCAGTGTGTTGGCCGTCACGCTGTCCATTGACAGGTCCAGCTTCACCGCGCCGTCCACCACGACCTTGTTTACGTTTTTCGCCATCGCCCTTTTACCTCGTTTCCTCCGCTTCTCAGGCGCCGATGGTCAGCGTCACGCCGCCGGCCTCGTTGTCCGTCTCGCTCACGGGGATAGCGTTCACCGTCACGCTGGACAGGCAGTTGTACCCCTCGTCGGGCAGGACCTCCTGGCTGGCAAAGGTGGGGGTCACGGTCTTGGCCTGTGCCTTCATGTCCTCGCTGCCGGACATGGTGCCCTCCACGCCCAGGATAGTCACACCCTCGCGGATGTTGGTGGCGATGAGCTTGGCCTGCTCCGCCTCGGCGATCTGCACGGTGCCGCTTCCGTCGTGGAAGCCCAGGGGCACGGTATACACCTGCGCCTTGGTGGTGATGTTGCCCGCCACAGCGCCGTTGTTGGGCATCGTACCAGTGACCTCCGTGCCCTTCACAAATGCGGTCTTGCCCAGCAGGATCTCCGCAGCGGACGCGGTAGCGCCGGAGGTATCCGCATCAAAGGTACACGTACCCGTGATGGTCGCACCCGTCTTGTCGTGGGCAGTAATGCCCTTGAGCAGTTTGGCAGGCACCACGCTGTCGGCGGTAAGGTCGATCTTTACCTGTCCGTTCAGAATTACTTTGTTGATGTACTGATTAGCCATACTCCACATCTCCTATCGTTAAAGTTTTTCCGCCGGCGGCATTACTGACTTCGTACTGAGGAATTTTCTTCACCGTCACATCGTCGTTCATGCGCTTGGCTTTTGTATGCAGCACAACAGGCTTGTCCACCTGTGGTGTTACCTCATATTCGCCCTCGTAGGTGGGGATGATCTCTCCCCCGGTCTGTATCACTACATCCCGTATCTCTATCTCCACCACGGGCTGCCCCACCGGGGCGGTGCTGGCGTTGGCGTTCTTCTTCTGTTCCGCCGCGAACTGCTGCAGCGCCATTTACATCACCCCTTTGGACCGACTTGCGGAGACGTATATGGTCTTGCCCTTTGCCCCCACCACGCTCTCGTCGTTGAATTTAATCCGTGCCTGCACCGGGGGCGTCCTCCCGGCCTTAAAGGCGAAGGTCTGCTCCTGCGTCAGCGGGAATAGCCACTGTCCGTTCTCCTCGTCGTAGCGCACCACGCCGGGGTACGTCCTCGTCAGGTTCCCTATGGTGATCTCCAGCCGCAGTACCATCTCCGGCGTTATCAGCAGTTCCCCCTGCCGCAGCACGATGGGCAGCGAATAGGCATCGCCCTGCATCATGGCCGTTCCCTCCTTCCGCCAGTGTCGTCAAACGTCCCTTACTTCGTGTCCTTCTCGTTCATGTCCTCGATAATGGTGATGAAGTCGCCCTTCTCGTGGCCCTTGCGCTTGCTCAGCGCGTTCAGCTTCACCGTGCGCTCCCGCGTCACATACCGGCTGCCCTGTCGGTAGGCGTCGGCGTACATCTGCGCCGCCATCACCTTGTGTCCCTCGCACAGCGCCGGGTAGATGTTCAGCAGCTCGTCGCCCAGCTCCACCAGCTTGGCAAAGGCTCTCTTGTCCAGCACCTCACCCGGCTTGTAGTCCACGCCCAGCGCCTCGCGCTCCTCGTCCGTCAGTCCGCTTACCACCAGCAGCCACCGCTGCGCCATGAACCGGCGGTTCATCTCCGTCAATATGCGGCTCAGGTCCGGCTTCGGCACATAAAAGCTTCCCGTCTTGCCCACGATGTTTCCGTACATTCCGCCGTCACCGAACTGCACCACGTTGTCGTCCGCCACCGGCGCCATCCACAGGAAATGTACCTGCTCTGCGCTGGTGCTCACTTGCACGATCTGCGGCGCGGTCTGCTGGGGGATGTTCTTCAGCGCTTCCGCCACCGCCTTGGCCGCCGCCTCCTGCATCATCTGCTGCACCTGCTCGGCGGTGTACGTAACCGGCGCGGCGGGCGTTTCCGCGGCATCAGCCGCGTCCTGCACATTCTCCTGCGCCGCCGCGTTCACGGCGCTGCTCTCGTCAGGCGCGTCCGCGCTCTGCTGGGCCGCCAGCATCACCTGGTCGTCCTCTCTTTCCTCCGCCGCGATCTGCGCGGCCAGTCTGTTCCCGCTTTTCTTCTGCTTACCCATGTTTTCTGCTCCTTTCAGATTCCTTTCATGGTCTGTTTCTATCTGCCGCAATGCGTCAAGGCTCCCACCGCTGCCCCGTTTACACGTCGGCGCATTGCATACCCGCGGCTTTGCCGCACATCCTTATGGCGGAAACGGCAGGGCTTGAACCTGCGCCCCTCTGATTAACAGTCAGATGCTCTGCCAACTGAGCTACATTTCCGTATGGGGCTTTCGCCCCCATAAACTCCCTTTCGGGCGAAAACGATCCAACGTTTTCATCTGGCACGGACGCGAGGACTCGAACCCCGAACTGCGGTTTTGGAGACCGCCGTTTTCCCGGTTAAACTAAATCCGCATATTCGGGGAGGGGCTTTCGCCCCTTCCCCGGTGTGGGTCTCCTTACACGGTGAAGTGCGCGATCTTGGACGCGAACGTGGCCACAGAGTCCAGAGCGATGGTCAGGTTCAGGCCGATCTCGAAATCCCCGGTGCGGGTGGGATCCATCTCGATAGAGATGGGCGTGCCGCTGGTGTAGCCGATGGTCAGCGGCTTTCTGCCGTTGCCAGCCAGCATCCAGATGTCGTTCTCGCTGAGCATGGTCTCCACGGTGGTGTTCTGAGTGCCGGGGATGATAACGTCCCGCATGGGCATCAGGCGCACCGCCATGAACTGGCCCAGGTAGCCGGCCTTGGTGTAGTCGGCGCCCAGCAGCGTGGCGATAGCGGCGTCCATGTTCACGTTGGTGGAGCCGGTCACGGTGTTGGGCAGTACCTTGCTCAGGGCCACGGTGCCGCCGGTGGCAAACACGTCAGAGATGGTGGTGTTGTTCAGCGCGGCGATCTTGTTGGCACCCTTCACCCAGTTCTGGTTGTTGAAGGTGAAGTTCAGGTTGGTGGGGATCAGGCTGGTGTCCTCCGTGGCGGTGGTCATGGCCTCATTCCACATACCCATGGTCTTGGCGTACATACCCGCCACCATGTTGGCGAAGAAAACGCCGAAGTCCATGTTGGCGCCCACCAGCTGCATCCACTTGGCGGTGATCCAGCAGCTCTTGGGGGTTGGGTTCAGCGTGTAATCGCGGGAATAGAAGCGGTTACGCGGCACGCTGCGGCTTGCGCCCCAGCTGGAGTCCTGGAAAACGGGGATGTCGTTGCTGCCGATGCTCACGGCGTAGGTCTGGCCCAACTCGATCTCCACGGTCTCGGCGAAGTCGCTCAGCGCCTCGGAGTACACGGCGGGCAGAATGGGGATGATGACCTCCTGCCAGATGCCCTGCAGCACGGCGTAGAAACGGGCGTTGCCGTAATACTCGCCGCCGTTGCGCTTGAACTCCTCCCAGCTTTCGGGTGCCTTCTTGCCGGTGCTGGCGCAGGCCAGCTTGGCGGCATACAGCAGGCTCTCCCGCTGGAACTGCTCGTTCAGCTGCTTGTAGCCCCGGTCGTTCATGGTGCGCTGCACGGGGGTGTTCTGCCCCTTGGCGCTCAGAACGGCCATCTTGCCCTTCAGGGCGTGTTCATAAAACAGCACGCGGCCCTTGGCCACGATGTCCTCGCGCTGGTCGTTTCCGTTGATGGCGAAAACCTCGTTGGAAACGCTGTTCAGGTTCAGCTTTGCCATTTCTTACTCACTCTCCTCTCTTGTCACGCGGTCACGGTGCTGACCTTGCAGGCCCACACGTCGTAGTACACGAAGCTCTGCCCGGCGCCCTCGGTGAAGTTGCCGGTGCCCTTCAGCTTGAAGTAGATGGCGCCGGTAGCAGTGGGGGCGGCAGCGGCGGGCACCAGCAGACCGTTGGCGATGGTGAAGATGGTGTTCTCGCCGATGGCGGTGCTCAGGTTGCCCTCTCCGAAGCGGTAGGCGTGCTTGCCGTCAAACACGATCTCGGTGAAGGTGCCGTCCCGGCCCGCAGGAACGCCCAGCCCCAGCGTGGCGGTGCCCACGGCGTAGTTGTTGCCGTTGCGTCCGCCCAGCATAGGCCACTCGTAGGTGTTGCAGGCGTACACGCCGGTGTCGGCGTTGGCGGCAGCACCCGCAGCGGTCATGTAAAAGGCGTTCTCGTTCTTAACGCCCTTGAAGCCCGCACAGGGCAGCTGCTCGCCGCGCACCACCAGCAGGCCAGCGGAGCAGTCCGCGTCAGCCTCAGACGCCTGATAGCGTCCCGTGATGTTGCACAGTTCGTTGAACTCGTTGTTGGTGATCCGCGGCTCAAACGCGGTTTTCTCAATGTATGCCATGTTTGTTCACTCTCCTTTTCGTTTTACTTGCCGGCGTCGATGCCCCACTTGTTCAGCAGAGCGTCCACACCCTCGCTTCCCTCGCCGCTGTTGCCGGCGATGTGCTCCCAGGCATAGGTGGTCTTGCGCTTCTGTGCGCTGCGTTTGTCACTCTCCATCACGGCCTCGCCGCACACGGCCAGCACCGCCTCGCGCACCAGCTTCTCTCCCAGCCACGCACCGTCCTTGTCGCAGCTGTTGGCGTACAGTCCGGCCTCGATGTTCTCGTTCACCGCCTTGATGGCGTCCTCCGCCACCTTTTCCTCGCGGTTGGCGTTGAAGGCATCCAGCGTCGCCTTGGCGGAAGCCTTGCAGGCACTCAGCCGGCGCTTGCTCTCCGCCTCCTGCATGGCGCTGATCTGCTCATTGGCGGCTTCCAGTTTGGCGTTCAGGCTCTTCACATCGCCATCGGTCTCCTTCACGGAGGCCACGGTGTAGTCCACCACGTCCGCCACATCGGCGTTCAGCTCCACCTCTCCCACGCTCAGCACGATGTGCGCTGCGCAGGGCATGATCTTGCTGGCGATCACTTCTCCGTTGTCGTCAGCGTTAAAGGTGTAGCCGAAAAGATTGCCGGAAGCGTCCAGCAGTGCCACGTTCAGCCCGTCCTCGCTCATGGAGAGCACCTTGTGGTTGGGGAACTTGGTCTGCATCTGCTCCATCGCTCTCTTGTTCATGTTGCTTTTCACTCCTTTTTTTGTGTTTTTGTCGGGTTCCTTGCCGTCGCTGCCCTCTGCGGCTGTGTGCAGCGACGCGGCCCGCAGCTTCAATTCCTTAAATTCCTCCTGCATGGCCGCCAGCTTTGCGATGCTCGCACCCGGTATCGCCGGGTTTACCCTGTCGCCCAGAATGGTCACGCCTATGCCCGACCATTTGGTAAACACGTCCACATCGCCCTCTTTGTGGCTCTCCGACACCATTGTCTCGGCGGAAACGTCCATCGTGCCCTGTTCCACGATCTTCCGCGTCAGCTCCGGGGCGTAAAAAGCAAATAGCCGTCCCTTCGCTCTGAGCCATGTATGACCGCCCCTCTCCACAAGGGTAAAGTCCTTTTCGTCGTCGGACAGCGTTCCCACGATGCGCTCGGCCGTCCCCTCCATGAAGGATTGGTACTCCTCCCCGGTCTTGGGATCCCTGCGCTTGCTCATGTTGTGTCCGTCCCCCACCTGCTGCCCCACATAAGCGATCAGAATGGGCTGCCCGATGAAGGTCTTGTAGTAGTCCCGCAGGTTGCGGTAGTCCCACTTGTTCCGGTTTTCACCCTCGCGCAGGACCCACAGCTCCACGCCGAACTCATATTCGTTGAGCTTCTGCATCACCTTCAGCGTGCCGCTGGCGCTCACCTTCTTGGGCAGCGCCTTGGTTTTCAGCGTGCTCATTCGTCCTCACCGCCTTCAAACAGTTTTCGGCACCAGCTGTCAAAGGTGGCGCGGCTCATACCGCCCTGGTCCCACATGGTCCAGGCATCCAGCAGCTTGCGCCTGTCGTCGGTGTTGGCGATCTGCAGCTCCTCCGCCTTCAGGGAAAGCGCGTTGAACTCCCCATCCGCCGTGGCGCGGATAAATCCGCCCAGTGCCTCGTTTACACCGTCCACAATGGCCACGCACACTTCGAATACCCGGTCCAGGTCGTTGTCAAAGTTCTCGTCCAGCTCCGGCGTACCCGGGTACATCAGCCGCAGGTGGTAGTCGTGGGGTATCTCCGCGAACTCGTCTATCCGCTCAGGCTGCTTGTGCTCCAGCTTGTGTATCGCATCCGACAGAAACGGCATACCCATGTCGCACAGCACCCGGTCCTTGATGTCCGCAAACCACTTTTCCGCATTGCCGTATGCCTCCATCACCCGGCGCATCGGCTCCCGCATAGGTGCGAACCGCGGGTTATCCCAGCTGGCGTATTCCTGTGCTCTCATGTCCTCACTCCCTCTCTCCGCAAAATGAAAATGAGGCCGCAGCCGGTGTTCTCCACCGGCGCAGCCCCATTTGGCTTTCCCCGCAGCCCCTTTGCCGCGGTTATCCACTTTTCACGGCCATTGCGCCTACCTCAATACCCCGCGCATCCGCGCAAGCCTTCGGTCACAGCAGCCGCATTCTCTGTTTTCGTTCCCCACTGTCGCAGGGACTCTCGCCGCCCTATCGGTCTGTCGGCATCGGCAGTGCCGTGCCTTTCTTTTTCTTCACCGTGTGTACGGTGTGTGCCTTTATGGCCAGTCCCTCAGCCGTCCGGCGTATCTCCACGTCGTTCCCCCGGGCCAGCTCCCTGTTGATCTCGTGCAGGTCGTCCGCCGTCAGTATTGCCGTCATGCCCATTTCTTCTCAGCCTCCCGCGTCCTCTGACGCTTCCTGTCCCTCGGTCCCCGGCGCCCCTTCCGATGCCGGTCTCCCTCCGGGGTTCATGTCGTGGGCCGCCTGCGGCGGCAGTCCGCTTTCGCTCTGCTTGGCGTTGTAGCTGGTCACAAGGGGCAGCCGCAGGTCCATAATGCCGCTTTCCTTCACCGCACGGCTGATGGCCATGTCGTCCATCACGCTCATGTCCAGCATCGCCATGTAAAGCATGGTCTGGGGCAGTATGCCCAGCGTCATGCCCTGTCTGGCGTTTTCAAAGGTCTTTTCGTCCTCCGCGATGTTGCCAAACATGGCGAATCTCCATGAATACTTCAGGTTCAGCCCGTCCATGATGCCCTGCATCATGCGCTCATAGCACCGGTATATCTGTTCGGCAAACTTGCTCTCTATCTGCAAGCTGATATTCGCCACGCCCGCCCGCGGCTCGTCGCTGGTGGGTATCAGTGCGCTCAAGCCCGCCTTTGCCATGGTGTAGCCGTACCCCGCGGAGCTTATCTTCGTGGCGCTGGGCGCCTCGGCCAGTTGGTGCAGCTCCATGTTCTTCAGCGGCGCGGCGTACCAGCCTATGCCGCTGGTGTTGTTCTCCGCCAGTTCGTTGTAAAACCTCGTGCGGAAAAGCTCCCACCCTGCGTTGCTCAGCTTGTAGCTGTCCGACTGCTGCCTCGTGCTGTTGTCGTCGTATTCGATCTCGCCCGTCAGCAGAGAGATCAGCGGGTTCTGTACCAGTTCCAGCTGTATCTGCTCATACTGCGCGATCTGGATAAACGACAGGAAAAGTCCCGTCAGCGGTGATACCACCGCCGTCTGCGCGTCGTCTATCTCAAAGGGATATACGGCATCCACCGGCAGCGTCACCCAGTAACACCACTTCCCGTTCTGATAGTACACGTCCGGGTCTCCCGGCAGCACGCCGCCGCCCTGCTCCGCTGCTGTTTTCAGCTCGGTAAAGCGGTTCATATTGATGGTGTTCTTCGCCGCGTATACATACCGGGTGCCCGCGCCCTTGGGCGGCCTCGCCGCCACTTGGGTGAATATGCCCCAGTATGGCTTAAACAGGTCTCCGAACTGCGCCGGCTCACATCCCGGCTTCAGGAAGTACATCATGTTAAAGGCCACGGTGTACTTCGACACGCTGTTGAACCCCACGATCTTTATCCAGTCGCTGGGCAGCTGCTGCATAAAAGCGTAGTTCACCTTGTTGTGGGGCTTGTCCACGCTCACGCGAGGGTAGTAGAATACTTTGCCCTCCTGCACCGCCTGCCCTGCCAGCTTGTGGGCCGTGGTCTTTACGTCCAGCTTGCGCCGCAGCTTCTCCAGCAGCTTCCACTCCCGCCAGAACTCGTCGTTCTTCGCCGTGTCCTTATCGGTGAACTCCGGGGCGATGTAGCTGTGATACGTCAGCAGATCCTGGTACATCTTCCGGGTGTGGAAAAGCGGATAGGCCGTAAATTCCAGCCCGTGCTCCACCTGCCGCAGCCCCTGCTCGTTGCCCAGCGGGGCGGTCAGCATCTCTGCCACCGTATTCTTGGTATAGTCCTCCGGCAGCGAGGAAATGGCCTGCACCCTTCGGTTCTGTATGTAGGGGTTCACCCGTGCCGACTGGCTCATGCTCACCCGGCTGAAGGCGCTTGCCAGCGCCCCTGCCGGCATATTGCCGTACTGCTCCGCCAGCGCGTTGAACCGCTGAAATATCTCCGGGTAGGTGCCGCAGGCTACGCTCTGCAATTCACTTGTCAGATTCCTCCGCTTCTCCTGCTCCATGCGCCGCCTCCTCGTCTATGCGGGAGCGCTCTTTTTCCAGCTCCCTCTCCCACGCATCCAGCAGCTCGTTCAGCCGCTTCTGCGTGTCAGCCCTGTTCTTTTTCACCCTGTCAGCCAGCGCCGCCGCGATGCAGTCCGCCAGCCACAGCCGGTCTCGCTCCGTCAGGCGCTTCAAGTCCGCGCCCTTGATCTCCACCGTCTGCATTTTTTTCGGCGCCGTAGTGCGGTACAGCAGCATATACCCCGCCGTTATCCGTACAAAGCGCTCCTTTTCCGCCAGCGCCACCGTTTCGCCTGTCACCCGCGCCGCGTACAGTCTGTACTTCCTTGCCGCCATTTCAGCATATCCTCCCGCCGCGCCGCGCCGTCACCGTGCGGCCTCCCGTGCCGGCTGCCGCCGCTCTGTGCGGTGCCGCGGCGCGGTTTTTGTATTTTGCCAGCTCCGCATCCCAGTCGCTCTTATGCCGCACCGCCTGCGCCAGCTCCTCGCGCTCCAGTATCTGCGCCACCCGCAGCGCATATTTCAGTGCCGACCATATATCGCGCTGTATGTGCTTGCTTATCCGTTCTTCCTTTTGGGTCGTGCCGCTGGCCACCTTTTTCAGGTTCTGTATCTGCCCCACCAGCTCCCGGGTCTTTATGTAGGGGTCGGCCAGCATGGCATCCATGCTGTCGTCCTTGATCCGGTGGTACTTCTTGTAGTTCTCCACGCCCTCGTTCACGTTAGAGCACAGCAGCTCCACATTCCGGTTCTCAAATTGCAGCTCCGCGTACCGCACCATCTCCGCGTCCGGATCCGTCACGCCCGCGCCGCCCGCCTTGATGGGATACAAACACGGCACGGCGTTTTCCTGCTCCAGTTCCGTAAAGCTGGCGTGGTTCCGCACACACAGCGGCGCAAGGCCGTCACCAAGGTCCATCATCAGGTTCTCCACCACGCTGGTGCCGTACTGCCATGCGTCTATTGCCAGGTATGTAGCGGCCCCTCCGTCGCAGCAGAAGCGGCTCCACACGTCCTTGATCCGCTGTGCCTGCATCATGCTCTTTACCGGAGGGTTCCAAACGTCCACATACACCACCTGCTTCAGGTAGCGGTCCCGCTTCAGCCAGTCCGTTTGACGTGTGCATTTCAGCACCACGCAGGCGCATTTTGCATTCTTCTTGTCGTCAGCGTAGGATACGTCGTACCCCACGATATAGATCACGTCCTCCGGCTTCAGTTTGTTGCCTATGTCGTAGGCGCAGTGCCGGTTCTCCGCGATCATCAGTTTGCGGCACTCTGTCAGCACCTCGTCCCGCACGATAGGATTGCTGTCCGCCCCGGTGTAGCGCGATTCCATTTCGCGCATCCACCGCTCCGGCGTCAGCTTTGTTCGCAGTTTCTGCGCCCAGGAATAGGGCCGCATCTGCTGCAGTACCACGCACTCCCACGATATGTCATAGGCATAGGCGCTCTCGCCCGCCAGCATGGCTTTCATGTTCTCGCACCGCGTATCGTAAGCATGGTTCTGCTTCCGCCCCGCACTGGTAATGGCGTGATCCTTGTAGGGGATATAGTTGGGGTCCGGCTTACCGTTTACATTATGCGTCAGTCGCACAGCCGGCAGCACCACCGTCGTGTATTCCGCGAAGTCGAACGCCGGATTTTCTTCCTGTGCGTACTCCTCCGCCGTCACGTCGTGAATGTTGTCACCGCGCATGGCGGATATGTAAAAGGCGCTCCCGCAGTCGGTCTCTATCTTGAAGTCATCCTTACTCTCCGCCGTCACCCGCCACTGCTTCGCCAGTGCCGGGTAGTCGTGCTCCGTCTGCCGGTATGTCTTGCTGCCTATGGTTGCCATTTGGCGGTATGACGGTCCATAGTAGGCACTCTGCACACCGGGCCACACCAGCCCGTTCAGCTCCGCGTATTTGAACTTCGTGCTGGTTTTTGTTACGCCTCGCGTTCCAGTGAAGGAAACAGAAGCCTTGCGGGCGTATACCCGCACCATCACCCGCTGCAGCAGTTCCTCGTTTGCAAAGTCTGCCGTCGGGCTCCTGAATACGTCCAGCGCCTTATCCGGGTAGAATCGGCACACCCATACCAAAAATGCCCAAAAGGCATCCTCATAGTTTTCGTAGCTGCGCTCCTGCGTGGGCTTTTTTGTCACCCAGCCAAGACCGGCCACATACGCTTTACCCGTTCGCCTCGCCATCGGTGTTCACATCCTCTGCGTCCGCTTTCGGCTTACCCGGCTTTTTCTTCTTTTTCACCGGGCGCATCCGCACCAGCCCCAGCTTTTCGTAGGCTTCCTTCTCCGCCTCGTTGGGCTTCTCTGCAAACTCGCCCAAATTGTCCTCCAACCGCATTTCGTCCGGCAGTTCTGCCAGCTCCGGTAGTCCGTCGTTCTGCCGCATCCGGTTTTCGTTTATCAGTATCATCTGGTCGGCAGCATCCCGCGTGTAGGGGTATTTGCACGGCCGGCCGAAGAATATACGGAACGCCTCGTCCGGTTCGCAGGGCTTCCCGTTTTTCAGCAGTCCTGCCCGCTCCAGCGCCACCACCATGTTGTCCAGCCGCAGGTCCTCCACCGGTTTCGTGTCCTTCTTCCGCAAGTTTTCCGACGCCAGGTTCTCCTGTATCATGCTGGATAGCTTCTTGGCCTTGTCGATCTGACCCAGCTCCGCCGCGTCGTTCATCTGCTTTGTCCACTTTGCCACGTTCCGCAGGATCAACTGCTGCTTGGCGCTCACCGCCTGCTCTCCGCCGAAGTCAGCGCACAGCGCGTTATAGATCCGATCAAACTCGTTGTAGTCCTCGCTGGTGTATGGCACTTTCCCCGTGCCCTCGCCCCAGTCTGCGGCCTGCCGCTTGGTGCCCTGCCTGCCATCCCGTGCGCTTTTCTCCGCGCTCACCGCCTTGGTGAAGTTGCCGTTCTCCAGCCCCTCTCCGAATATCTTGGTGATGTCCGTCAGCCCGTCGAGAAAGCCCAGCTCTCCGCCTCCCGGCGTCCGGTCCAGCTTTTTCTTTGCCAGCTTATCGCAGTAGGTCGTCCACTTGTTTTTGCTCCCGCTTGCCGGCAGCGCGTTCATGTCAAAGGGCTTGTTGAAGCGTATGCAGGCATAAAAATAAGCCAAACTCTCCCCCACCGCATCATTAAGCTGGTCGTAATACGCCTGCTGCTTTTCCGCGTCCATAGGTAAAAGTTCGGCCATCCTGCGCTCCTTTCGGATAGTAAAAATGGTACAAAAGAGAATTATCCACTCTCTCGTGTACCATTTTCGCAGGTTTTCCGTCATGTGAGGGACTTTTAAGTCCCTTTCCAAATTTTTTATTCGCGGCCTAAAAGATAGTCTACCGTCACCTCGAAGTAGTCCGCCAGCACCTCCAGCGATGAGGCTTTCGGCTCCATCTCTCCCTCCTCATACCGTCGTATCATGTGCTGGCTCAGTCCGCACAGCTCCGCCAGCACCCGGCGCTTGATCTGCCGTCTTTCCCGCAGTGCCCGCAGTCTTTTAGGGAATAATTCGTTTGCCGCCATCTCACCGCTCCTTCGCGTCCGGCAGTTTTCCCGCTTCCAGCAGCATCTGCGCCTCCGTATTCGATATGGGAACGCCCATTCGCTTGCGCCGCTGTATGCTCTTGATCCTGTCTGCCCGTGCCCTTTCTTTTGTCTTGAAGAACGGGCACTTCCCTTTTGCGCTGCACACCAGCTCCCGCAGTCCCACGCACTCGTTTTTCATGGGTATGTACAGGTCGCATCCGCCCTTTGGGCGGTATGGTCCCTGCGGCGGCGATGCCTTTCTCCCTATGTTCACGCCTCCCGCCACCCCTCTCTCCACAGATACGCGCTGCCCGCAACCAGAAACGCCATATCCGCTGCCACCACCACCATGCACAATACGCCCACAAGCGTTTTATATACACCCGCCGCCATCAGCAGCGCCAGCACTGCCGCCATCAGCAGCGCCAGCAGTATGTACACCACCGCCCACCGGCGGTATTTCTTTTTCTCGTCTTTCATGCGCTCATCTTCCCGCCTTTCGCAGCACCCGCAGTGTCCCGCGCATCAGCACCGCATCCTCCACGCCCGGTATCCCATCCACCATCTTATACAGCGCCGGTTCCTCCTCTCGTGGCACTTCTTTCCACTCCACCAGCCCTGCCTTGTCCGCCTCGCAAGCTATGATTGCAAGGTTGTCCCATTTGAAGCGCTCATCCTCTTGCCCTCTTCCGAATTTCCAATATCGGCACGTCAGTTCCTCCATCGTGTAGCTTTCCGCCGCGGCCACGGGCCGTGGCTGTACCTCGTCCATAAGCACGCCGCCCAGTTTATGTATCAGCTTCCGCCGTAGTCTTTCAGTCCAGTTCAATGCTGCCCTCCTTCCACCCCTCCGGCACGATAAATGCCCCTGTCTCCTTGCACACCGCCGCCCCATCGTCCGCTATGTTCTCCGGTTTCAGCGACATCATCTCCGCCTTGTCCTCCGAGGCGATCACACCCACGTCCGCCTTGGGCGTCAACAGCTGAACGTCCAGGTCGCGGCCCGTCACCAGCACCTGCGCCATGCCCTTCTGCGCGTACCCGATGGCCGGCGACAGGTCCACCATCCGGCTCTCCTCATAGGCTTGCAGCCTTACGTAGTTGGCCACCGCGCTGGTGTATGCGCTCACGTTCATGCTGCTGTCCGCGGCCACGTCCAGCACTTTCCGGTAGTGATTCGGGTCTCCCTCTTTTTTCAGCATATTTATGGTGTAGCGTATGCACCTCTCCACGCCGTGCCAGTCGCTCATGCCGAACTTCTCCGCCACCTTTTCGTACACGCCGCCCTTCTTCGTCCACTGTATCGGTCTTTCCACGGTGCCCTCCAGCACCAGCCGTACCGCCTCCACCGTGTAGTCAAAGCCTGCCAGATCCTCCCTCACGCCCATCGTCCGCAGCGCCTTTATGGCGTATGCCTCATATTTGCTGATGGTTTTCATGTGTTATCTCTCCTTTTCCGGTTTCTCTTCGTAGTATTCTGCCAGTACCAGCTCCCCGTCCCGTATCTGGCAGTGTATGATGCCGCACTTCCGGCACTTCCGGCTCCGCAGATCGAGCCATGCGTCCTCCTGCACCGTTTCGCCCCACTCATGGCTGCAGCCGTACAACTTTTTCAGGAACTCCTCGTACTCGCTTCCCAGTGCGTCCTTGCTGCCCACAAAGCGGTCATATTCCTCCAGTTCCTCCGGTGCCACGCTCTCCCGCGATGGCAGGATCCTTTTCAGCAGTTCAAACGGCGCGTACAGCACCGCTTTCGGCGCATAGTTATTTCCGTTCTCCACGCCGCCTGTTCAGCTCCTTTCCGCACATGATCTGCACGTCCCTCGTCCACGCGCACAGGTGCTTATACCGGCACTCCTCCGGGCACCGTGTCGTCCCTGCGCAGCCAATATACTGGTGCATCTTCACCCGCATGGCCGTCACCACGCCGTTCCACCTCTCCAGCTCCGTGTCTCCCCACTTTGCGGGGTCAAACGTGAGCATAGCTTCCGCCTCCCGCCGCGTGCCACATGGGAGGCTTGTACGACGTGCCGCACTTGCTGCACTTTATCCAGTTCTCCCCCGGGTTCTGCGCGTCCGGGTATCGTACAGGGTTCTGGCTATCCGGCGTTCCACACATCGGGCAGCATATCCCATATCCCTTCGCGTATTTCAGCGTGATCTCCGCCATCGCTCCGTACCTCCTCAATAATCCGTGACCACGACCGGCAGCCGCCTGAATGGGTCAAACACCACCTTGTCAACCTCGAATGGCTTTACATCGTCGTACAGCTGGCCGAACCTCTTAATAGCCTGTTTCTTTGTCCAGCAGAAGCAGTATGCTACATCGTCTGTAAATTCGTGGTCCTCCATTTGTGAAGCACGGGTGAATATCCAGCAGAACACTACTTCGCACCTCCGTCCTTTCTCTCTCCGTAAGAGCAGAAGTCCTCCGGCTCTACACATACCGCATTGCCGGAATGTCCGCGGGCATTTTCCTTTGGCTCCGTATGTAGGTAACACAGGCCGTTTGGGTGGTTGCGATAGTGCTTGCAGTCCTTGCACCGCACCACCGGAGCAACATCAGCTGCAGGGATGGCATTTATGAGTTCCTTGATGTTCTTCATGCCAAACCCATAGTCAACTCCGCCGAAGTCGTCTGTTTCGCATACATCCGCATCGGCATTGTCGAACTGTTCAAACACTGCCGATCTTTTAATATATTCCGCCATCACAATTCCTCCTTATCTCCTGTTCCATAATGCCCAACGGCGTGTGCTTCCGCATCCATGCGTACACCCACTCCCGGCTCTCCGCCGTGCCCATCGGCTTCTTCTTCGGCGGCAGTTCGCCGTTCTTCGCGGCGGTGGCCGTGGGGTTGTGCTTGTGCTCTCCCATCACTCCGCCCCTCCGGCCATTCGCGCCCCACATCCGGGGCAATAATCCGACAAAACGTATTCATCGTTGCAGCTATACACCGCCTCATAACCACACTTCGAGCAAGCGTAGCCGCCGATTAGATCGCGCCCTGCAAGCGCGGGGTCCCACCCGGTTATCTCGCTCTCGTATACCGGAAGCCACCCCGCCTGCGGCGTTTCCTCTCCATCCGACTTTCCGCCCCCAGCAAAGCCACGCACCGCGTCCAATACAGCCTTTTCGATGACCGCCTGTATGCTCACTTTGTTCTCGCACACCACAGGCATCTCATCCAAAGATTTGTTATAGTACGTTGCCTTGCGTACCTTCCATTTGCCGTCCCAGAAGTCAACGGAATAGCCAGTGCTTTTCGCCGCTTCCATTTTTGCCGATCTTGCCGCGCCGGTTTTTACGAAGTAGCTTTCCCGCGTCACCCACGGATTTTTGTATATCTTCATGCCGAACCATCCATCTTTGCGCCACAGTGTGGGCAGTAGTCCGTCTTGGCCGCGAACCCTATCTCACAGGCGGAGCAATACTGAATATCTCCCGCGACCTCACTATGGAACGGCACCCATCGTCCATGAACTCCTCCCGTTTCATGCTTCAGTTCGTCATACAACTCACTGAACTTCTTATTCCAATGCTTCAGCCAGACAAGGACCTGAATGCCTATCACGATCCACAGCCCGCTGGCAATGTTTTGCAACAAATTTTCCATCACTCCACCTCCTCATCCGCATATCTCTGATACCACAATGGCAATTATTGCCGCTACGTAAACCGCGACAAAAACTGCAAAGACAGTGCAGCTCCGCTTCTTATACATCGTGTGTATGGCGGTAATAAGCAGCGCAATACAGTACACGCCGAGCAAGGCATATAACCAGCCCACTACTGCACCACCTTCCCCCAGAACTTACGTCGGCATTCATAGCAGTTCGTTCCACGACAAGCAGCTATGAGTTTGTTAAACTCTTCACCTCTGCATAACTGTTTAGGGCAAATGATAACATTACCCTTTTTGTCAAGTTGTGTATCTGGCCACTGTTCCAAAAACACACTCTGTCTTGTTTTACGAGGATGCTCAGCAGCCCATTCTTCGACGATGGTCACAATGTTGTCATCATCAACCATTCCCTCCAATGCACTACACTCGCAGTCTTTTGCGGGGCATTGATAGCAGTCCCCGGCATGGTGGTAAAAGCGGCACATTCGGTCGCGTTCTTTGATAAACTTCACAGCATCCATTTACTTCTCCTCCACTTCGTTCCCCCAGCAGTCCCAGCCGTCCGCCTGTTGGCGGGCAAACAGTTCAATGCGGGGCAAATGCCCATACATGGTGTCGATTCTTTCTCTGATCTTTGCTGGTTTCTCTGAGTGTCTCCCCAATTTCTCGCTTAAAAACTGCCGCACATTTGTTACTGCCCGCTTTGGGATTCTGCCTTTTTTGAACGCCAAACATAATTCGCATTGGCTCAAGGTATAAAAGCCGTAGTTGGTTCTCTGCTTATCCCACACAAAAGCTACCGTTTTATACTCAAATCCCCATGATTTGCCCAATTCTATAGCAATATCCAAATTGGGGCTGGTCGCCCACATATACAGCAAGCAATCGTCTGCACCGATTTTGTTCACTGGCAACGCCTTCAGTTCATCCAACGTCATGGTGAGGTAATGTTCATTTACGCCGTTCTCATATTTTTTTCCTTCATCGTAATGTTGGAAATTCATTTGCTTTTGCCTATAAGCCCACGGTGGATCAGCGTAGATGACGTTGTACTTCTTGTCCGTGATAAAAATATCCACCACTGCCATCACATTCCCCTCCATCTGCACCCGTCACAGGCGCCCTCGTGTGCGTGTTTGTACTTCCCGCAGTGTTGGCATAGCTCGTTCTTTATGGTGTGCAATTCTTCTTTAAGCCGCAAAACCTTGTTTGTTTTCGACACAGCCACATCAAGCAATTCCTTGATGTCTCTCGGCGTCAGCCCCGTGTCCTCGTAGGCGGCAAGGCGGTTCCACGCCGCTTCTTCCCACTTGCAATTCATGGCGCAGTTCCCGCCAACTCCGATGCATTCTGGGCCGAGAAAATGTGTGCAACATACGCCGTTTTCATGCGTGGTTCCCTTGCTGTACGTAGTCAACCGATCCATCGTGTTCCTCCTTCACCGCCACAGCCTTTGCCAGCTGTGCCATGCCCTGCTTCATGTCCTCTATCTGCTTATCCCGCCGCGCAATGGCGTTCTTCAGGCTGTCGTTGGCTTTCATCAGTGCCTCGATGTGCCGCTGCTGGTTCTCGATCAGGTCAGCGGCGGCGAGGTCTAACAGGTTGCGGCAGTTGATTCCATCACGTAGCGGGCACTTGTTGCATTCGTCATATTCTCCACCATCACAGCACCGCAGCGCGGTCACGATCTCATCTCTTGTCATGTCATTCCTCCCCAAACCATTTCTTCGTCACGGCGATGGGGAACGGCTCGATCTCGCTTGCCCACCGCGCCGTACCTCTGCCGTGTATGCGCTCCCAGATCAGCGGGAAACCTGCGATGCCGTCGAACAAACTCCCCAGCGTCGCACCCTCCGGCAGATACCGCGCCATACGCCGCAGCATCCAGTCCCAGAAGGGCAGGGCGATGGAGTTGCCCAGCGCCTTGTACTTCGGGCTGTCCGCGTCCTTGTGTTTCTTGCCCTTCTCATCCGTCCACTCGCCGATGTCCACCCATCCGTCCGGGTATCCCTGCAAGCGTGTACATTCCAACGGCGTCAATCGGCGCACCACCATGTTCTGCACCGGGTATGTCTCCGCGTCCTCCCGATAAGCGCAGTTTGCTTTCGCCCGCAGCGTGTGCGCCACGTCCGGTATTGCCCCGCACACCAGCATATCGTTGTATGCGTCCTGCCCGTTGTAGCTCCCGGCATGAGCGCCTGGGGAAAGCGTACCCGTCACATCTTGGTATGTAAGCGGCACTTGATTGCCGCCTGTCCCCATTCGAGCCTGCAACGCCGGGACCTGCTCTCCGCACTCGCGGATGACGTCACAGGCGTGTGTCATGTCCAGCGCCACCGCTGGTGCAACCACAGCTGGCTTATTCCCGCCGCACTCGGCGTTCAATGTAGTGGACAGTTCCTCTTGATAGCCGATGCTCCTCGCCTGTTCACTGTTACCCAGCTTAAAACCGGCGCATACAACCGGCTGGTTGTTCCCACTCATGCCCGCCGCAGCGGTCAGTGTGGGCGCTCGGTCGTCTGTCCGCAGTTCCGCACCTCCCTGCTGTGTGGCCATGCAGAAAATCGTCTGATCGTTGCCCGTTCCCAGCGTTCCGCTTTTCTCCGTCTGCACTAACGCGCCTTTTCCTCCTCCGTCACAGCCCCCCCTGATGCGGACTGCATAAGAAGCACCTGCTTCAGCAGTTTCGGCAAATCCTTCCCCCGACGCTCCGCTCGCCGTAATATCCCCTGGCAGGCTTTCGCCGTCAAATTGTATTTCGGATGCGGTGTCTCCTCCAAAATCTGCGACAACCGAGATACGACGACGGCGTTGGGGCACTCCCCAGTATTGCGCGTCGTGAGTTCGCCACACCACGCTCCATCGTCCTCCCATTTCATCGTGATACCCTCCCCAGGTAGGCCAACCCTTTTCAGGCACTTCAATACCGGGGGTTTCCGGCTCGACGATTTTGATGATCTCTTCGAGCACGGCTGCGAAGTCTTTTCCTTTGTTGCTGCTAAAGGCTCCGACCACGTTTTCCCACACGAGATACCGAGGTCTAACCATGTCACCTGTCCGTCCATTCCTTTTGTCCGCCTCCCTCATTTCTTTTACGATGCGTACCTGCTCCATAAGCAGGCCGCTTCGCGCTCCCGCCAAACCGGCGCGTTTCCCGGCGATGGATAGATCCTGTCTAACAAGGTGAACCACCTGTAATACACCAAACGGGTTCAATCTCTGCCCCATTTATTTTCGTAATATCGCCTAAATGTTTCACCTAAATCACCTCCTAATCTCCAAACACCACGCCGCACTCGTCCTTCAGCACGTCCTTAATGTGCTTCCGCTTGATGCGGCCTTCGTTGATCTCCTCCGCCAGCTTCTCCAGGCACTCGTACAGATACGCGATGCTGTGGGTGTCCCGGCTGTCCGCTGTCTCCTCTTGGACGTGCCAGCCGCATTTGTCCATCAGCACCATTGCCACCATGTCCATGTTCTCCCGTGTGCCTTGCAGCTTGCCACGCATAAAGATGCGGTCGTCCCTGCTCAAATGCTGTTTACCCATTCCCGTCGTCCTCCGAAATGTGCACCACCTCATAGCACCCGAACCGTCCGCCGTTTCGATACGCCTCACATATCGCGCTTCGTGTGCTGGCGTAGGACCGCCCGGACAGCCGCGCCAGCTCCTCCGTCGTGGTGCCCCACCAGCGGGGCAGGCGATATTTGTCCCGCGACACGATCATATACACCGTCGTCATGGGCTTACACCTCCCCGCACCGGCGCAGGCGCAGGCTGTCCGCCAGTTCCCGCGCTGACTGCTTCCGCTTGCGCTTCCGGTCCCGCGCCTGCTCCCAGCAGTTGCGGCACTCGGGGTACGGGCAGTTCATGCACGTGTCTATGCGCTCCTGCGGCTCATGCTGGCTGTCCTCCACCGCGCCGCTCAAAAATCGTCCTGTCTCTCCGCAATGTTCCTGCCGCCGGCTCTCCGCCGCGGCATCCACCGTCAGCCACGGTGCCTTGGCGCTGCCCAGGCTCCGCATAAATGCGCCGACGCTCATCGTTCCCTGCATTGCGTACATGATGTTCTAAACCTCCCTCACCGTGATGCCGTGGAAATACAGCATCATCTTTCGTTTCATCACAAATAGCCTGTATGAGGCGTTTCCGGTATCGCGAAGGCCCTTGCTGTCCTCCACCACCGTCTCGCCGCCCTGCTCATATACGAAGTCGGCCACGTACTCTATGCTTTTCTCCTTCGTGCCGTCCTTGTGTACCTGCTTCGGTATCAATTCGTACTTTACCTGCGTCCGCAGGCCGGATATTTCACCGGCTCTCTGCATCAGCCACAGGTCCATGTACCGCCGCGCCTCCCGCTTGCTGTCAAAGTGCATCAGCGTGCCGTCCGGCATGGTCAAGTCCACTTTCTCGGCGTGGAGCTTGTTTCCCTTTTTCGGCTTTGCGGCCTTTTCCGTCTCCTGTGCTGCTTTCTGCGCCTGTACTTTTTGCAATATCTGCGCCTGAGCCTTCTGCCCGAAGCGGCCTATGTCCTCCATTGTCAATCCCATCGGTTCAGTCCCCCTCCACCGTGCCCATTTCCAGGCGCCGCCTCCGTGGCCGCTGGTGGAACTTGTCGACCGGCTCATCGTTGTCTGTCCGATAGCTCAGTTCCGTAAAGGTCATCTTCGACCCGTCGAAATAAAAATTCACGTCCCCTGTGCGGCCCCTTCGGTTCTTTGCCACCGTGCAGCCCACCTGTGTTTCGTCCCCCGGATCCGTTTTCCATAGGAATATGACCTTCACCGCGTTCTGCTCCAGCTCGCCGCTGTCGCGCAGGGAGTTCAGCTTCGGCTTGTCCGTTTCGTTCACCGTGCGGCTCAGCTGCGCCGCCGCCACAATGGGTATCTCCAACTCCGACGCCAGCAGCTTCAGCTCCCGGCTTATTCCGCCCAGTTCCAGGTTGCGGTTCTCGGCTTTCTTGTCCTTTTCGCCGATCATCAATCCCAGATAGTCCACCACGATCATTTTCAGGTCATCTATGCCCAGCGCCAGTTCCCGTATGCGGCTCACCGTCACATCCGGGCCGTCATAGAAGTACACCGGCAGCCGGCTCTCCCAGCTTGCCGCCTCAGCCACGCTGGCCCACAAGTCCTCATCCTCCGGCATCCCGTCAATGAGCTGGTCCATCGTCACGCCGTCTGCCCGCTTGGCCAGCAGTCTCTCTCCCACCTCTCCGGCCAGCATCTCCGCCGTGATGTGCAGCACCGTCTTGCCCTTCATGGCGGCGGCTTCCGTCATCTCCATGCACATGGCGCTCTTTCCGCAGCCCGGTCTCGCGCCCACAAGGATCAGCTGCCCCGGCCACAGCCCTTTCAGCGTCGCGTCCAGCAGTGGGAAACCTGTGTCTATCCGCCCCTCCTTTTTGCCGCTGATGCTGCTCATGGCCTCGCTCATGGCGTCCGACATGGTTTTCAGCCGTCCGCCCCGGCGTGAGCGCATCTTCTGGTGGCATATCGCCGCCACAGCCGCCTGCGGGTCCTCATCCGTGGCCAGCGCCTCCATCACCGCCTTGGTGAAGCGGCGCTTCTCCGCCTTCTTCCGCACGATCCCGGCGTATTCCAGCACGTTGGCGCTGGTGGGGGTGATCTCCATGCACTGCAGCAGGTAGTTGCGCGTTTCGCTGCTGTACAGGCCCTCCCGCTCCAATTCGCTGGCCACGGTCAATCCATCTATGGGCTTCGCCGCCACGTGCATCCGCCGTATGGCGGTGAATACCTCCTGGTTGGTGTTGATGTAGAAGTCGTCAGCCTCCACCGCGTTCAGCACGTCCTTTACGCACGCCGCGTCAATCAGCATTGAACCGATCACCGCCCGTTCCGCGTCCCCGGAGTAGTCCTGCTGCCACAGCGCTACCTCCGCCGCCGGCGCTTTCTCGATCACGCCTATTTCCATGTGTTCTTCACTCCTTCACCGCGCCCTGCTCCTTCACCATGTCGGCAAATATCTCGTTGAAATACCGCTTCATGTCATAGGTGCTCTGCACTTTCTTCCCCCACCACTGGCTGTTCAGTGCGAAGTACAGCACGTTGTCTATCGTGTCCCATGCCACGCCGTTCTGCTCGTGCAGTTCATTCAGTGCCACGGCCTGCTTCTGCATTTCCGCCTCCGTGGGCTGCGCCCTGCCGGGATTGTCCCGGGCCTTCTCCTGCGCCAGGTACTGTGCAATCTGATAGGCTTCGCTGCCGTGGTCAACAGTGGGAGCGTCGTTTTCAGGGATGAACTCCTGCGTGTAGTTCCCCTCCAAGGTTTTCTGGAAGTTGTCCGGGCTCGTGATGAGCCAGTCGAAATTGGCCACGAACCCCCGCTTATTCTTCCCCTTCAGGAACGGGCTGTTCTTCACGTTCTCAATGGCTTTCAGCACACCGTCCACGCCGTTTTCCCGGATACGGGCTTTCAGCGACCGTCCCCGCTTGGTCTCCGCCGTTACCTTCATCACCTGTGTCAATCCGGTGTCGTTCCACGCTGCCACGATGCGTCGGACATCACTTGTCCGACACACAGGCTCTTTAGAGCCTGTATATATCTCTGGCTCTATCTCTGACTCTGACTCTATCTCTGACTCTCCGTAACCGATTTCGCACGGTGTTGTAACATCGTTACGCTCCGGCGCAGGCAAAGCCTTGCTTTTCCGTGCCCGATAGTCCCGCATTCGCTGGGCCGCGGCGCCTTCGCTTCCCACATTTTTCACCGCGTAGGGCAGGAAAACCTCCGTCAGGTCACTGGATGCCTCTGCCAGCCCGCAGGAGAGCAGATATTGAAGCGTGACCGCTACATTTGCCGGATCCTCGTCCAGGTCTAAGGCCAGTTCATCGGCGAATTTTTCCTCCAGCCCCGACCATTTCAAGGTGCCGCCGTGCTTCATCGCCATGAGCTGCATTTTCAGGTAGATGATGACGTAGGTATCTCCACCGGCTATCTTCCGCAGTTTCTTGATGCGCTTCGAGGTAAAGAAGTCGTCGTACAGTTTCAGCCAGAAATATCGCTTTTCTTCCGCCACGTGAATCACTCCTCCCTCAAATGCCCAGGTCGTAGTCCTCGTCCGCGCCGGCCCGGTCCCAGGGCAGCGGCTCGTCATCCTCTATCTCGTGCAGTGTCGCCGCGCTTTGGGGCGCGGCGTTCAGCGTCCCGCTGGGCTTCCCGGTGGGGGTCTCTCCCGTGCACAGCTTTTCCAGCTGCGGCAGCAGATCCGCCAGCCGTAGGAATACCTCCACCGGCACCTGCAGCAGCGTTTCCAGCGCTCCCAAAGGGATCACATGGTCTGCGCGAAGCTCGCTCCACACCTTTGCCTCGCCGTCCTTGGTGGTGTACGGTTTCTGCCGCCATGTGCCCACCACGCATACTGCATCGCCCTTTTCCAGGCACGCGCTCAGCTTTGTGGCGGCGTTGTCACCCACGGCGCACACGTTCATAAACTGCTTGCTGTCGTAGCCCATGCCGAACTCCACCTTCGGCAGGTTGTTCTTGGGTATCGCGCCTATCCGGGAATCCCGGCTGACGGAGCCGGTACAGATCATGTACTGGCTTCCGTCAGCCTTGCCCTCTCCGTCCAGACGCTTCCGAACGAATAGAGGCATTACTGCTCGCCCTCCCCGAAGAACCCTGCGGAGTAGTCCTTCGCCTCCGTCTTGCCCTCTGTGGGACTCTGTGTGCGTTTGCGGGACGGGGCGGTGTCGTTACCCTTCTTCGGCTCTGCGGCGCTCTCAGAGGGTGCTGTGGGACTGGTGGCGGCTGTTTCCGACTCTGCGGCAGGGGCATCATCCTCTACCACATGTCCAGTGGTGGGGATGACCGGATCGGTCTCCGCGCCGTCCCCAGTGGCCACCACGGTATCGTCGCTGTCCTCGTTGAAGTAACTGCGTACCTCGTTGCTCAGCGGGGCATAGCCGCTGTTCAGCAGCTGGCGCATCATGGTCTTGCGGCACATCTTGTCCTGTCCGCCGTTCACGTCGTACCAGGGTGTACCGTTCAGCAGTTTGGTCTGCTCCTTGGCATCCAGTTCGCCCTTGATAAGTGCGTTATACTTATCCAGTTTGAAGGCCGGAGAATACCGGTCCGCGTGCTTGAGCAGTTTGTCCATGCTCCAATACTCGTAGCGGAACGTTCCGTCCTTCAGCTCGAAGTAGGCGTAGTAGCCGATGACCTTGTGGCTCTCGCGCTCCTCGTCTGTGTCGTACTTGGCCAGGTTGATGACCGACTTGCCCGTGCGGCGGGAGCGCCCTTCCAGTTCGCCCTCGCGCACCTCCACACAGTCGATGTCCGCGTAGTAGCCTGTGGACATGGCCAGCTGTATGTAGCCCTTGTACGACATCAGGTAGGTCGCCACACTGCCGTAGGGCACGATGTAGTAGCCGTGTCCGTAGATCAGACCCATGCCCTCGCCACGCAGGCCGGCGGCAATGATGGTGCCGGGGTCGCAGGCTTTCAGCGCCTCGCTGGCGCTCACCGCGCCGATCAGGGTGCTGGTAAACCGCGCCGCCATCTTGTCGTTCTTCAGCGCACGCGAGATCATCTGCTGGGTGTTGGGCGCCGTGATCGCCATGCTGAATGTGGGCTTCTTGGCCTGCGCCATCTGCGTAAAGCCCGTCTGATTCTGCGTTTTCATGTTCCTTCTCCTCCCTTACTCCTGCGGCACACGCCCATAGCGGATGCCCTTAGTCCTCATGTACACACGCAGCTCGTCCAACTGCGCCGCCGTACCGAATACGCGGAAATCCACGGTGTAGGTAGGTTCCGGCTCAGACACGGCACGCTCAAATGCTTCGCGCTCCACGGTGGCGATGACCTGTCCGACTTCACTGTGTTCTTCAATTACAGCGTCACCGGCGGACGCCATGCGGACAGCAGCACAGGCGGCTTTCTGCTCCTCGTACTTCGCCGCGGCCTCCGCTTCCTTGCGCTTTCGCTCTTCCTCGGCTGCCTTCATGCGGCCCAGTGTCTCGTTCTTCACCAGCACCGCGCTGATGTTCCGGGTGCGGGTGTACTCGTCCAGCAGCGTGGTCTCGAACTCGCTGTGCAGCGCACGAATGGCGTTCAGATCGGCGCGGCAGCGGTCAATGGCGGCGTTTATGTCCATCTGTGCCGTGCTCTCGGCATAGGTGGCGTTCAGCCACTTGGGATTAAAGCAGTCGTCAAAGGTCAGCCACTCCGCCATGTCGCCCACCACCTGAGCGAAATATTCAGCAAGGCGATTTTTCTTCTCCTGCTCCGCCGCCTCCTCCATCGCCTTGATCTGCACGTCCAGCGCACCCGCGGTCTCCTCGCACAGGGCGGTCAGCTCCTTACACTTGGTCTCAAAGCTGCTGTACGCCTCCAGTGCCGCCGCCTTTGCCATCTTGCGGCTCTCGTCGATGTGGTCCCGGATCTTCCTCACCGCCGCGCGATATTGCTTCGCCTGCGCCGTGCTCTCCGGTGTCACCGCCATCGTCCGCAGGGGCTCCAGGTTCTCCGTCAGCCACGCCTTTGTTTCCTCGAAGTTAGCCCCGATCTGAAACTGCCGAAGCGGAGCCAGGTCTGTGGTGATGCGAAATTCCGCCGCTCTCATGCCCTCACCTCCGCGTCGTACTTGGTGATGTGTTTCACCCTGTCCGCCCACGCCGGGTCAATGGCGCTCTCCGGCAGGTCCACCTCTGTGATGATGGCCTTCTTCTCCGTGCCATCGCCCCCGGGGACAAGCACCTTGTCGCCGGGGTGCAGCGGCAGGTCGGTGAGAAAGGTGTACGCCTGTCCGCCGTAGCCGTTCAGCTTCGGCTTGTGATACATCGCCTTTACGATCATCCCTGCTCACCCTCCTTCTTCGCATCGGCAGCGCCCTCTCCGGGCCGCGCTTCTGCGCTCGCGTCTACGATCTTTCCCAGAACGCCAAGCTTGACCAGCGTGTAGGCCATACACACGGCTTTGTTGTCGCGGAGGTTCTTTTCCACGGAATTGTCAACGCCGGCCAGGCAATGTGCAAAGTCCGCAGCGGTCATATTTTCTCCCCGCGTCACAGTTTGGAAATCCATCCCCTCCTCCGTCTTGCGTCCGAAGCACATCATGGCAAAGTTCAGGTCTGTTTCCTCGCGCAGTACCTCGCCGGTCTCGGCGTTGGTCATCGTCAGTTTCAGTTTCATCACTTGCCCTCCTTCTTGGCCGTGCGCTTGCCGCCCTTCTTGGGGGCGGGCTTCTTCTTTGCGGTGGCTTCCTTCTCCGCCTGTTCCGCAGCCAATGCCGCGTCATCCTCCGCCATCTTCTTGCGGATGCGGCTGTCCTTCTCGGTAACGAGCTTTACGGCGTTCTCCGTCAGGCGCACCAGCAGCCCCGCCGTGCCGATGGGCACGTTTTCGGCTACGTTGGCGGCGGCCACGCCGTCATACTTGTCCTCCTCGCCCTCCTTGGGCATCACCGCCGCGCATATCACGCCGCAGGCGTTCCGCACGAATACGCGCTCTTCTCCCGTTTCCATGTCCAGAACGGTCACTCGAAATGCCATTTCATTTCTCCTTTCGTTTTTCACTTAAAGTCGTAATATTGCCGCCGGGGGTACCCCGTTGAGCACATTGTTTTTCCAGAAGTGCTCCAGTTTCGGAATGATGTAGTCGATGTCCGTCTGGCACTCTGTTTTCTCAAATTTGTAGAACCTTATCTCTCCGTCCCCCTCCGCGTTCACCAGCAGCGCCCACACCACGGCGTAGTCGTATTCGCCGGTAAACATCTGTTCACATATCTGCGCGTAGTAGAGATCGGGGATTTTTCCTCTCCACTTGTCCCAGTCGGCGCGGCTCAGGCACGTTGCCGTCTTACTCTCGTAGATGCCACGTCTGCCTGTCTCGCGCTCCACCAGTTCTCCATCCGGGGTACAGGTCAGGAAACTGTATCTCCCCGTCTGCCGCACGATCAGGTACGGCTCAAAGCTCAATTCATACTCCGGGTGCATCAACCGAAACATGGCTCTCAGTGGTTCTTCCGCCCGGTTTCCGAAGTCGATGCGCTCGTTCCCAGATATTTCTCTTGTCTCCACCGCGCCGATCTTTTCCCGCCACAGTTGCAGCGGTGTCTTGAAGTTGGACACACCCAGCACAATGCCGCAGTCGCTTGCGCCCAGCCCACCACGGCGCCCTTCCAGCCATTCAGCGCGGCTGCCGTATACCGTTCGTTCCGTCACGTTTTCTCACTTCCTCCGCAAATAAAAAGAGCGCCGCCAAGCTGTTCGGAATTTCCGAACCACTCGACGACGCTCCGCCCTTCCCGCCAACTGACTTAGGCGGGGTACACTATTTGGTTTTCAGCTCGTCCCGCTTTACCGCGACGACCTTTATCCGATCCTTGAGAGGGATAATCTCTATCCGCTGCCCCTTCGCCAGCGCCATATTGATGGCGAATACCTGCTCCGCCGTAAGATTTATTCCCGCCATATTCTCTCCATTTCCCTTACCTGAAAAGCCCCAGAGCTTTACAGCTTGTCCACGCGCCCACCAGGGCGGCTACCGCGAGAAGCAGCAGCCACAGCGAGCCGCCGTTCTCCACCTCTCCGATGATGCCCAACGCCAGAAAGGCGCTCACGCCCAGCAGTACCTTCCACTTCCGGTCACGCCGGCGCTCACTTCTGGTCCTGCTCATCATTGTCCTCCTCTATGTACGGTTCTCCGCACACCGGGCAATACATATCCCGGCGTACCTCTATGCCGTTCTCCCCGTCCAGGTTCTCTTTCCTCTCCCGGATCACCGGCGCGTCAAACCTCACGCCGCATATTCTGCACCGCCAGCTCATAGCGTGATGGCCGACCGCAGATCGTCTATGGGGATGTGCAGTGCCCGGCAGGCTTTCTGAAGCTCCCGCACCGTGAAGTCCAGCGGGTCTTTCTTCCGCTGCCGCAGCGTCTTGGGGGTTATTCCCAATGCTGCGGCCAGCTCCTGCTTCTGCACGCCCTCTGTCTCCATCGCGCCGTACAGCAGCGCCACGATCTTCTGCTCCGTGGGGTTCACACCCAAGGGCTTCACTCTCGGCATTTTCTCCCCTCCCTGTTGCTTAAAAACCTGTCCACAAAGTACGTCTGCCCACGGCCCGTCACCTTTACGGTCTTACTGACGGTAACGGAGCCGTCCGACCGACTGATGGCAGTTTCCTTGATACTGAAAAGCCCCATTTCCATCGACCGCTGCGTAGGCATATTGTAGTCTGTCCCGCTGCGGCGGATCAGGTAGCCGTTGTCCCGAAGCCATGCAAACAGCCGGTTCTGCCCGATGTTTACGCCGTTCTGCCGCAGCAGCTTTGCCAACTCACCCACAAGGATGGACGTGTGGGACGCGCTCACAGCATCCGCAAACAGCACCTTCGGTCTATCTGCTTCGGCCTGACGCTCCAACAGTCTGCGTCTCTGCTGTTCCTCCTTGAGTGTGGTAGCCAGTTGGATGATGTAGTCCGGGTCAGTCAGTGTCCGTTCGATGACCTCCGGGGTCATGTATGTACCGTGTTTTCTGATGGAGGGCAGCACCTCCGATGTGACCCACTTGCGAAAGGGCTTCGCCTCCGGCTTGTCGCTGCGCAGTATCACGTTGTACAGGCCGCTTTCGTTGATGATGGAGGTTTCCTGCTTTCGCCCAAGAGAATCGGTGAGGTAAGTCTGGCTGACCTCATCCATATCAAGCCTCTGTGCGGTCATTTTGTGGTTCGCAATACCAAGTATCGCACACACGTCCTTCAACACGAACCAAGGCTCGCTGTTGATTTCTACGGTTCTGACTTGAGAGCTCTTGTAGTTAAAGACCTGCATCTCGTTCATTTCGTGAGCCCTCCCCTGAGAAGCTCATCTATCGTGCAGCCGTACATATCCGAGATCTTCAGTAACGTATCTGCCGAAGGCTTATACAGGTCACATTCCCAACTGGATACGGTAACGCGGCTCACTCCAAGTTTTGCCGCAGCCTCTTCTTGAGAAAGACCCGCCTTAATACGCGCCAGTTTGAAGCCATTTACTTTCAATTCTTCACTCTCCTAACCTCTTTTACTTCGCGCAACAAAGTTCTGCTTAGTGTGGCTTGACAATTTGCTAAGAGTGTGATTTAATACAGTTTGTCTGGAACCATATTTAACGCCATCTTCGCACCACAGCTTCCACTTCGTGCGCGCTTCGTTTTTCACTTCGCATACTTAGTATATCACTTCGTATTGCTAAGTCAAGGGGTTTGGAAGAGGTTGCGCCCGTTTCTATATTTTGCACAAAAAAAGGAGCCAATTTATGGATATTACGACAATGCTCTACCGCATCGACTGTCTTGTAAAAGCCAAGGGGTGGACGAAGGAGGAATTTTACGCGATGGTCCCTATTTCTTCCTCCGCCGTTGCCCAGTGGAAAAGCAAAGGCCGTGTGCCTAAAGATGCCAATATCTTGCGTATGGCCGAGATTTTGGAGGTCGACCCTAATTATTTGCTCTGTAAAGACCTCGAGGAAAACAAAAAGCCCGCCGATCTTTCGACCAACGAGCTTCATGCCGCACTTATGAATGTCCTTATAGGGCTTTCCCCCAGCGAAGTAGCAGACGTTATTTCTTATGCTGCAAAGCTAAGAGCATCTCATAAAGACTAATCATATCCTCTCTTGTCATTCCGTCCAACAGTTCCCTTGCTTCCTGCTCGTTCATTTCTCTGCCCCCTCGTATGTCGTTTTGTGGCGTTTGCTTGGTTCAATCGTACTCTATGCGTGCCCCGGTGTCTACGCTCATTTTGGGGAATCGCTCCCCAATTTGGGTAATTGGCGCTCTTAGGCCGATCCATATTGGGGAAACTGCCACCCAAATATGGATTTTTACGGGTGAAATAGTATCCGCAGCGGATGAAATAGTATCCGTTACCGATAGAAAGGGGAAAATCATGTCAGAAATTCAGGAAATCGCGCAGCATATTCAGGACTTCCCTGCCCTTGTCCGTAAATCCAGAATGGACAAGGGCATCACCAACGAGGAACTGGCCGAACTGTCCGGCATCAGCTATTCCGCCGTCTGCAAAATGCAGTCCGGTGAGCGCGATCCAAAGCTGTACGATGCTGTAGCCGTGATGAAAGCCGTTGGCCTCTCCGCCGATCAGACGTTTGAGATCCAGCCCCCTGCGTCTGCCCCCTCCGCCATGCGGGAACGCATCCACGAGCTGGAACTGGATAACGCCGTCAGCTCCGGCGACGTGGTACGCCTGAAGCAGGTCAACTGCCTTTGTACCCAGCGCTTGGATGCCGTTATCCGCCAGCGCGATCATTACAAACGCTGGTCTGTGTTTTCCTCAATTTTTGCCGCGATCCTCTCCCTGTTCTTAATTGTTTACCTTTTTTTCGACTTCCGCAACCCCAATGCTGGCTTTGTCCTCCAGGACGGGCCTACAGCGTTTGCGTGGCTTGTTATACTTCTTACGCCTGTTTCTATCGTCGTGTGCAGCCTTGTCGGATACCGTGCGCTGCGCGATGCTGAAAAAAATATAATCGAGCAAAAATAGAACATAGGTTCTACTGTGTTCTACATTATATATCACAAGTTTCCTGGTTTCAATGCACACATATCACAAGTTTCTTGAGATTTTTTGTTAAAAAAAGAAAAAGCCGCCCAATCGGACGGCTTTTCCATATAAGCTCTATTCCCGCCAACACCATCACGAGTCTTAAAGAAAGGAGCCTACAACAGTAGGGTAACACGAAAATATCAAAATGTCAACGAAATGCAAGTCCTGTAAGCGCGAAGTCCCCGACAACGCCACGTTCTGCCCTTGGTGCGGCCAGAAGCAGGTGCGGGAGCGCAAAAAGGACGGCGTTATCAAGGTGCCGGAGCCGAAGCAGCTTCCATCTGGCAGCTGGCGCATATATCTCCGTGCCGAGCAGCAGTCTGTCACCGAACCTACCAAGGATCGCTGCATCGCAAAGGCAAAAGCCATCCGCGCCGGCTTTGTGGAGCAGCAGAAAAAAGCAAAAGACCAGCCGCTTCTGCTTTCTGAAGCCATTGAAAATTATATCACGCGCCGTACCCTTCTCTCTCCCAACACTATCCGCGGCTACCGCATCTATCAGAAAAACCGCTTCAAGTCTTGCCAAGGGGTCAACATACGCGAGCCAGTGGATTGGCAGTCGTATATAAACGAGGAGGCCGCGCTCTGCGCTCCAAAAACGCTGAAAAATGCCTGGGGGTTTATTAAATCCGTCTTAGAGGAAAACGGCATCGCCGCTCCAAAAGTAACGCTTCCAAAGCTCCCTGTTTCCGAGCATAAGTGGCTCACGCCGGAGCAGATCATCGTATTCTGCAAAGCCATCGAGGGCAAATCCTTCGAGAAAGAAGCGCTTTTCGCCCTCCACAGTCTGCGCCGCGGCGAGCTGCTGGCCCTCAAATGGGACGACATAGATTTTAAGTCCGACTCCTTCCGTGTTCATGCCGTCATCGCGCAGAACGAAAAGAACGAGTATGTGGAGAAGATAACACCCAAAACCAAAAAGTCCAATCGTGTCGTCCCCTTTATGATCCCCCGCCTACGCCAGCTCCTCAAGGATGAAAATGGTCCCAAGGGCAAGCGTGTGTCGTACCAGCCGCCAAACGGGCTCTGGCGCAAGATCAACGATGTCTGCGAAGCAAACGGACTTCCCAAGGTGGGGGTACATGGTCTGCGCCATAGTTTCGCATCCCTGGCCTACAGTCTCGGCTTCAAGGAGGAGGAATGTATGCGTATCGGCGGCTGGTCAGATTACAAGGTCATGCACGAAATATATACTCACCTCGCCGCCCGCGACTTAAATGCCCGCGTCAGGGAGATGGAGAATTTCTACAAAGAAAATCTGTGACCGTCTCAGGTCCGTTTTTCGTGTGTAAATCCGTGTGTAAAAACGCAGGAAAACCCCGTTCCAGAGCGCACCAAAAAAGCAGCAAACGAACCGATAAGTTTTATGCCAAAAATGTGCAAACCCCTTGAAACAACAAGAAATCCCGCAGTCTCAACGACTGCGGGATTTCCCTTCATTTGGCAGCGGGAGAAGGATTCGAACGCTCACTTTTTCTTATAAACCCGCTGCGCCACAGCACTTTTGAAATCCGTGTGCATTTTCGTGTGTAAAATCACATACTTGCAAACCTGCTCAACACGTCACGTCCATTGTCAAATAATGTAAAAATACATTATATATTATATAGTGTCTCATTTCTCACACCACCACACCGTTTCCCTTCTGGCTCCCGCCACGGCGGCCTCCTCATGGGTCATCAGTATGTCAACGTGTTTGCCTATTACGCCCACGTCCAGGGCGATGTATGTCTTGTCTCCGATGATGACTGTGCTGCCGGTCGGTATCACGTCCGGGTCGGTCGCCACGCAGGATCCGGGGTACACCCACTGGCCGCTGGCAGTCAGCACCCGGCCAAACTCGTCCTGGTTCATGTGCGCGTACTTCTCAACGCAGTCTGCACAGTAGCCGGTAATGATGCAGTCCTCCAGCACGTTGCTTTTGGCCTTGACGGCTTCCAGTATGCGTTCCGACTCATCGGGATCCTCTTCTACGATTGTATCATGGCTGTCAACATCTTCGCCCCACTCCACCCGAAGAACCGTGTGCGGCGTGTCTGCACTGGCTCTCCACGGAGCGATCAGCGCGAAGATCAACAGCGCCAGCAGCATGAACTCCAGCAGGAAGTGCGTCTGCTCCCGACGCACAACGCGCCGGTACTCTGCCCGCATAGCCACGAAGGGTCCGGGGCATAATCCGAACTCGCCGGCACGGGCAATGTTCTCGCTCATTGTTTTATAGACTATCTGTTCCCTTTTGGTCATTGATTATATCGCTCCTCACGAATAGTACAGGTTTACCCGGCGGTCAGCGCAATGCTTGAATATTGCTTTCCAGTGCTCAAACATATTGTAGGGTTTCATTACATGGTAATTGTGCCCCATCATATCGGACTTCAAATCCTTCATGGCGTTGTATATCTTGCGACACTCCTGCGGAGTGAATTTGTCTCCACAGTCTGAATGAAAAATCAGGATGTCCAGGTCGTCGTTGCAGTGCGCGTTCCAGTATTCTGCTTCTGCATCAGAGAAGGGCGCACCGCGGAGCATATTTCTCTTAAAAATGTTGTGGCACTGCTGGCCGTAGGCAACCTTTATCAGTTCAAGGATAAACATGCCGTATGTAAGATACCCACAGTCAAAACCAGTCTCATCGGTCAGCCCTTTCGCACGAGCGCAAAGTCCCATTATTCTTCGCCCTCCTTCTCCTTCTCCTCATACAGCGGACACCCGCAGCTTACAAAATCGGCACAGTAAGGGCTATCTCCATTGAAGCACGCCCAAGTCCACTCCTCATGCCACTTGCAGCCAACACAGCATTTGCTTTTCATGTCCTCACCTTCTTACTCAGTCTGTTCCAGCTTGCCGTAGCGGCACTCTGGCTCCACCCAGACAAGGTGAAACCGCAACTCGCACAGCGCACATAGTACCGTTCCGGCACATGAATACCGATTTTGCGCTCCCCGCTGTCTCTTCCGCAGTGGGGACATACCTCCAGTTTCCCGCCGGGTTTTCTGTTGTACTGGTTCACTGCTCGTCCTCCTTCCGCAGAATAACAACGCCAGCGAGTTTCCCAGTGTCAGCGAAATATTCCGCGCCACAGCAGGTCTTGAAGATATAGGCGTGCCACATAGCTGCATCCTCTCCATAGACGAGGCCGATAACTCGTTCCGGTTCGCGGAAATCTCCGGTCTGTATCATCAGCGCCGCCTTATGCCGCGTCTTGTCATCAGGTAGTTTTTGTATGCAGTTCCCCTTGTTAGGGGGAGGACCGTTCAAGGGCTTGTTGGGCTGATAGCCTCGCCCATTGTCCGTTGAAATAAGGTCAAGAAATGCGGCAAATCCGCAAGCCAAAACGATACCGACAAGGACGCCCAAAAAAATTCCCATTATGCTTTCCTCCTCACATAGTCACGATTCTTGTCCCCAGCGTTTTTGACGCCGGGGAGTTGATATACTCATCGAAGGTCATTCCATCCTTAAACACAGGCTCCGTCCAGTCTCTACCGCACATATAACACTTGTGGTAGATCTCCGTTCCGTGGTCTTGAATAAGTCTCAGATTATGCTTTAGGCAACACGCCTGTGGAGTATGCCTTTCAATCTTTGCGTTGATTATGCTCTCCGAAACTCTCTGCCAAAAACGCACCATACGGTCGTCCTCTGTGCGGTGCCAGATAATTCGTCCATTTCCACCGGAGCCTCCTGAACCGGGCGTACATACACCGGATCCAGGCTCGCAGCCGGCACCACCATTGGCGATGTATACCGGACCAACTCCACCGGCTCCGCCTGTTCCGCTGTTCTTTATCATCCCAAATACTCCCTCCACTTTTTATCCAGCCCCTTCGCCCGCAGTGTCCTGCCATTCATGGTGTACTGCCGCACCCGCAGCATAAAGCTTTCCTCGTGGCAGCGGTCGCAGTATCCGTGTATGGCTATGTCCTTCATGCGGTTTCTCTGCTGCTCGTGTGTCAGGTACACGATGTACTCCGCCTCCATCTCCTTGATGCACTTGGGGCACAGTTTGGCAGTGCAAACCGTCCAGATGGCCTTATCCATGTGCGCTCTCTTTGTTGCGCATCCAGTGTTCCATGCTGACGACCGCGCGGAGCACATCTTCGGGGATATTACGAGCACTACTATCTGTGGCGACAATGTTCTTCCCGATGTACCGTGCGTAATCGTACTCCAGCCGTACGCCCCTGCTTGCCGCCCATCCGCTCTGAAAAAGCACCACGTCCGCGCTCTCCAGCATGGCAAAGCATATACGCATATAGTCGGCCGGCTTCATACCCTCCGGAAGCTCTGCCGGGTTCAGGACGGTGTGCCCATTTTCCTGAAGCATAGCCGCCGTAGCCTTGAACTGTGCCTTATAGTTCGGGTTTCCCGTGATCCTTCCAGCTATGTAGATTTTCATTTCTCCATTTCCTCCTCCAGTTTGTCCAGCGCCTTTCCGATGAGTTTCCAGCGGTCAACACCGATGTCCCGCGCCTCCAGCAGGCCAAGCCGCACCACGTCAGGGGCTACCTTGCCGCCGGTAGCGTCGGACACTCTCTGCGCCCAGCCCAATTTTGTTCTCTGCTGGTAGGCTTGCAGCCGTATAAAAACCTCCCGCTTGATCTCCGCCATCGAGCCCTTTGGCTTAAACGGCGTGGCGGGTTCGGTCGGCTGCGGTGCTGGGTCTGGCTGGGCTTCGCTTTCATCGCGCTGTTCGCTTTCCTCCTGTACCTGCACAAACGCGCCAATGGGAAGTATATCGTCCTTGTTGAGTATTTTTATCGCCGGTACGCCCTCCGGTGCGACCGTATAGATGGTGTCCTCATTCTCCACGCCCAGCGCAGGGAACTCCTCAACCGCGTAGGACGTGACCTCCTCCGGCAGCACCAGCACGCCCCGCACCAGCCCCTCTATGATATGGTTGGTTACGCCCTGCGCTATCTGCATACCGCCCTTCACGCGGACGATCAGCACCTTTCGTTCCGTCATTTCTGCTTCTCCTTTCGCAGTTCATTTACGGCGTCTACAAGCTCATTGATCTTGCGCTTTTCGGGAGTGTCCATCCAACTTTCGGGCAGGAACTCAATCTCTTTCACCTTTTGTGCTTTTTGTACTTCGCTTGCGTTCTCCCACCGTCCGATGCGCTTATAGCCCTTGAAGCCGTTTTCCGCCTCGTACTTGGTGATGCAGTCCTCCTCACCGTCCGTAAAATGTACGATCGGCTCATAGAACCCACGCTCCCGGCATTTCTCACACCGACAGATGCTCTTGATGTACCCCACCCGACCATCCACGGTTTCCACAAAGTCGCCCTCGTGCAGGTTCCCCGGCATCATCAACGGTTCCGTGGAGCTCATCTTGTCGAGCTCGTCCTTTTCTGCATATCCGCAATCCCTGACCGCTCTTAGCCACGCAAAATCGTACTTGCCAATGCGAGTAAAATTCTTCGGCAGATCCTCTATATTGCCACTCCAGCCCGTCTGCGTCCCATCGTCCCACTTGAAAATGAAACTGTGCGACCGCCCAGGCCGCAGGTAAGACGACACATATCCGGTAAGCGTTTTGGATGATGTGCCATCGGCACGTTCCAACCTCACATAATCTCCCATATGAAAGGTGTATATCATTTCTGCTCGACCTCCTTCAGCACTTTCTCCGCCTTCTCGCGGGTGAGGAAAACAGTTCGACCAATAGCAAACCGCAGGGGCGTGATAGCCGGCGCAAGGGTGTCCGTAGCCAGAACCGCGCTCACTCCCGGCTTTGAAAATCCGTTCACTCTGAACTCAATAGCGGTTTTCTCTACGACCTCACCGCAAAAGATCGTATATACCTTGGCACCCACCCTGAATGGAAGTACCACCAATCTTTTCTCTTTGCCTGCCTTGCAGATTTCTCGTATCATATCGATCCCACCGCACTCCCCAACAACAGTGCAAAGGTCGCTCCAGTCTTTAATCAACTCAGACACTTCCTCCGGCGTCAGCCCCGTGTCCTCGTAGGCGGCAAGGCGATCCTTGAGGCGATTGCGGCAGTACAGCGCGGTGCAGTCAACCATCGGCTTACTATGCTTACCCGTCCAATCCGCTTCGCACTTCTGGCAGTCCATCATTGCCTGTCCATCGGTGTCGCGCTTCGTCAGTCGTTCCATCACTCCACCTCCTCTACATAGCACCAGCTTTGCGGCGCGCGCTTAATATGCCCGCCATTTTCGCATGATGCACACCCAAATTCATCACACACTTTGTCTATGCAGTTTTCAAACGGGCGCGAAAACTCGCTCAGCTCCTTCAGCGGGTCGTAGATTTTCAGGTTGGAGATGTGCCAGCCGTAGCCAGCCTTCGCTTGCAGATACTCGTGCATATCTTTGAGGGTAAGGCACGACTGCCGCGCCACATCGTTTGTTGTCGGCTGATCCTCACCTTTGACATAGTAGCTGCCGCCGGGCGAGCGCGTTTCCAGCTCATAAATGCGGTCACAGGTAAACTCGCCAATGACCTTGCCGTTCCCTTTATTTGCCACTTTTGGGTTCTCTAAGTAAGCGCATACCGCCATAAACGAGTATTTTTCTCTTGTTGGAGCATCCAGAACCCAGAGCGCATCATACCCAGCCATTTCCACTGTGCAGTAGATATAGCACTTAAACGGTGTTTCCAGCTTCGGACGGGTCTTTCGCACCTCAATGGTCTTTTCCCCGCTGGCAATCTTCTCGCACCACTTCGGGCGAATGCTTATAAGTACGGCCTTACTCATACCTTTCCCTCCTTCCACGGCGTATCCACGCACTCCAGCTTCTTGCAGCGCATCTCGATTGCCCACAAGAGATTCCACGCCGCCGCCAGCAAGTGATCCTCGTCCTCCTGTCCGTCCAGATACTTCGCCGCGTGCCGCATGGCGCTGTCCATCAAACTGCTGGTGGGGATGCCACGGTCTATGTTATGCGCCCCATATTTGAGCGCCCCTGCCTCGCAGTGCTTGCTTACCTCGATAATCGCCGCCCACGGCAGAAGATCCATGCGGCCTTTCCCGCTGTGCATATCACGCTGCGCCCCGGTGCTGAAGGTGGTACGTTCTCCGCTGTCCTTGATACCGCCGATCACCCCCGATTTTGACTTTTCGGCGGACTTTTCAAGAATCTCAAGGCGCTGAAAGCCGCCCCACGCAATCTCTCGGCAGCAGTCCGGGCAGAAAAGATTTGAGCCGGATGTTGTCGTATCAAAGTCCTTTCCGCATCTTCCGCATACGCTCATTTATTTTCCTCCTGTTTCAATATCCCCATATCAACGCATAGGCCAATCAGTTTGTCGTCGTTCAGCTCTACGGCCCGCTTCGCAATTTCTGTGAGATAGCCGTTCAGCATAGTAAGCCCGATGCCTATTCCAAAGGCGTTTTCTCTTGCCGCCCGGCTCCTGCTTGCACTCACCGTCCTGTCGATCTCCTCGACCAAGTTGTTGTAGTTCATTTTCACTCTCATGCCCGTTCCCCTTTCATTCCACTCTCCGGCTTCGCCAACGGGTTATACACCCCGATGCCTACCAGCACCCGCGTAACCGGGTTTTCTGCACCCGCCCTGATTGGCTGCGCTTTTGCTTCAAAAATCATGTCCAGTCCTCCATCATCCTTGCCATCCTCATATCCAGTGGTTCCCCGCGGAACTTTATCTCCGGCGCAAAGGTCATCATGCGCTTTGGCCTGTTGCTCACGCGCATCTTGTAGCTCTTTTCAAATTCTCTCGCATACCATTTCCAAAAGATATACCCGTAAGGATTTCCTTCGTTGTGGCTCTGCAGCGCAAGCAAATGACACATTCTCCGGTTCCATATAACGGCGACATCACCATCTCGCGGTGCAGGAATATACGCCGCCGGTTCCCAGCCGTATAACCGCTTGGTGTGCAAGTGCCACGCCTCAGTAAAAATCAGGCGGCTCATACCGCCCATGCCGGTCGTGTAATAATCTCTCAGGTTCTTGGTCAGCCTATTCATTTTCACTCCTCACTCCCATCACAGACAGAACTGTAGATAGTCCTGCAAAGTCTTTTTCGCACGGTTACACATCCTCCCTGCCGTGGTAGCTCCTAACGAACTCACATTCCGCCTCTGCTGCGTTCACGGGCAGAGTAACGATAAAAGACGCGATGGAGAAGTAGTATCCCCCATTGCCCCCATCAGCGTTGGACTCGATCATACAAATAGCATTGCGGTTGTGCATAATCGTCACTCGCGCCTTGCATCCATAGGTGTCATAATCTTCCCACGGTTCATATTCTATGTCCGATACCGCAGTAATCGCGGCGTCCAGTTTTACCTCCGAGAACTTCGATTCGACCCTTGCGCAGCAGTCCCAGTCCGTCATCTCAACCCGCAGTTTCAACCCGGTATCCAGTTCGATATGCTCCGCGTCCCACGCCACGATCTTCCGGTACAACAGTAGTTCTTTCAACTCATCAAAGCTAATTTCTTTTCTCATTTTCATCCCTCCTTATACCTCGTCACCCCAGCAGTCCCAGCCGTCCACCTGTTGGCGGGCAAACAACTCGATGCGGGGTATGTCTCCCAACAGTTCCACGATCCGGTCTCTCACCTCATCCGGCTTCCTGCTGTGCTCCCGCACGTGGCTCAACACCACACTGTGTACGCCCTTGTTCACGCGCTTCGGCTTGCCCCTTGTCGCCAGCAGGCACAGCTCCGCGTTGGCTCGGGTCCAGAAACCCAGACCCCAAAACAGCCCGTCCGACTTCCTGTTCTGCTTTACCCATGTAAACGCGCAGGTCTTGTAGGTAAAACCCCACTTACGGATCAGCTCCAAGCCTTCCTCCAAACAAGGCATAGTCACCCACAGAAACAGTACGCAGTCCTCCGCCGCTATGCCCTGCACCGGCAGCGCCTGTATGTCCTCTTTCCTCATGCAGGCATAGTGGCTTTGCGCTGACTTTTTCTCTGTGCCTTTGGGGCTGTACGTTTTGAACGTCCACGGAGGATCCGCGTAGATCACGTCGTACTTCTTATCAGTATCCAAAATGTCTACTACCATATCCAAAACACTCCCTCAATATAACTTGCCGGCCACTTGCTCCCGGCCCTTTGGCAACCGATAGTCTAATCGCCGTGTCAAGGGAAGCAGAAAAACTTTTTCACCCCCATATAACATCCGTGTCAACACCATGCCGCCACCATCGCACCACCGCCGCACAAAGGCCGTACCTTCCCCTCACATATATGGCGCTTGCGCCCGCCGAAATTTTTATTTTTCGCCCTCCTCCTTTTGACCGTTTCGTTTTTTCGGCCCGGTTTCAAAACCACCCCCCCTACCCCTAACTTGCCGGTAACTTGCTTGAGAAACGCGGATTGGTGTGCCGGAGTGGAGAACATGGGAGCGGGGAGGAGAGTTGCGTAGCAGGGAGAAAAGGCTTTGCCCTTCCGGTTTGTAAACCTCCCCCGGGTTGCCGTCCTGGTGGTGGTCAGGTGGTGCCGGTGGTGGTCAGCGGGTGCCGGGACCGTCCATTTCCGCCGGATTTTGCAGGAAAACCGCCCGCCGCTGGGGTGCTTTCCTTTCCATATTGTCCTAATATGTAAAGGAATGTCACATTTTTTGCAAGTTCTCATTCATTTCGTCCGCTTTCGGCCTCTGATTTGACGATTTTCGCCGGTTTTGGCTGTTTTGTCGGTGACGGCTGCCGCCTGCCGGATGGTCAGGGCATGGAGCCGGGGCACCCGCCGCCGCTGCCGGTCCCCGTCGGTCAGCTGTTCAGCCCGGAACATAGGCCGCGGGGCGACTCTCCTTCCCTCCCCTCGCCGCCGCTCTTTTCTTTCGGTCAGTGCTTCCCGCTGGTGGTCTCCGTCCTTCTCCGTTGTTCTCCTGCTTCGTGTGTCCTGCTGGGGGCTTTGGCGCTCGTTTCTGTTCCGCTGTGGTGGTTATATACGGGGATATATTTTTTCTTTATTCAACCGCGCCCGGAATTAACGCGCGCGCACGCGTGAGGGGCTGCCGCTGCTCTTTCCCGTTTCTTTGCCCTCTGTGGGGCTGCTGACGGCGTTTTTCTCTGGGGGTCGGTGTCGGGGCATTCCTTCAACACTCGGAAAGCGTGGCGGGGCGTTTCTGTCCGTTTTCTATATTTCCGGGGGCAAAGTCAAAAATCTACACGGGCATAAAATTAGCACCGCTGGGGCGGTTTTGGTTCCGTCCTGGCGGTGCTGGTTTTGGCTTCTTCGGTTGTCTGTTCTGGGTCAGGTGGTGACGATCTCGGCGGGGCTGGGCGCGTCCGTGGTTAGTCCTCTATGATCTCGCAGCAGATGCCGCCGGCCAGGCTCTGGCATACGATGCCCGCGCCGTATCGTCTTAAAAAGTCGTTCAGCTCGTCCCGGTCAAGGTGGCTTTCCCCTTGATCGTCCTCGGTGTACCAGTGTTCCACGGCGGCAAAAACGTGGATTTCCTCCGGGTAGTATAGGCCGATATATTCGGCCAGCTCTTCCAGGTCGCGGAACTCCAAAAAGCGCCCCGCCTCCTGCTTCTGCTCCGTCCTGCTCATGCTTCCGCCTCCTCTCCCTGCTGCGCGTGGTAGCGGTCCCGCATGGCGTACAGGCGGCGGGATATGGTGGACCGGTCAACCATCAGCGCGGCGGCTATCTCCGCCGTAGTGTACCCGCGGGCGGTCATAGTCAGCGCTACGCGGTCCACCTGATCCCGGGCGACGCTCTCCACGCTCTCCCGCAGGATCGCGGCGGCCTCCGGGCTGGGTGCTATCGCGTCGCAGTCCGTCCCGGCCTCGGTGTCGATCTGCCAGCGCTCGGCGCCGTCGTCGTCAATGGTGGCGGATATGGCGCGGGCGTGTCTCTGCTCGGCCCTGCTTATGCTGTGCGCGGCCTGGGCTGCTGCCCGGTACAGGATCACCGCCAGCGGCGCGGGCGCGTCCTGGGCCTCGTTACGATCCAGCGCGGCGCCCATCCGAGTCCAGGCGTCGGCGGCTACGGTCTGCGCGTCGTCCTCGGTCTCGATCCACGCGGCGCCGGTCTGGTTGCGGGCCTCTGCCTTCCGGCGCACGGTCCAGGCCATCGCCACAAGCGCGTTATACTGTTGTTCCCCGCTCATGCTCTCCCACTCGGCGCGGGCGGTCTTGGTGTTCTCGTTCATGGTTTAACCCTCCTGTATAGATTTGATGGATTGCGTTTCAATTACGCGGACGTTGAAGCGGTCAGTTTTGAAGTATGTAAGGCCGCCTTGCTGGAAAGAAGAAAGCGCGTTAAAGGTCCGTTCCGTGTCAATGCAGCGGTATTTGTCAAGAAAACGGCGCTCAATGTAAGTTACTTTCATTTTCTCACCCCCTCACGCTGTCCGGCCCTGCTGGGCCTCCATGAGGTCGAAAAGCCGCGCTTTCAGTCTCAAGACCTCGGCGGCCAGCTTCTCGGCCTCTGCTTCCATGTCCTCGGTGTGCTGCAAGGCGTTTTCTACGCTCTGGGCAAGGTCGTCACAGTCGGCGTCTTTGTCGGCCAGGGCTTCGCGGGCGTTCTCAAGCTCCCCTTGTGCCAGGGCGCGGGCCTCGTCGGCCTTCCGTGCGGCTTCCTCGGCCGCCTTCCGTTGCCGGGTCTCCCTGTCAAGCTCGCCCTGATACCATGCCAGCCGGTCGCGCAGGTTGTCCACCTGCTCCGCCTGCTGTCTCTCGGCCTCTAAGGCCGTCGCATTGATGCAGATGCAGCAAGTGCTTCCGTCGTCGTAGTTGATCTCTAAACCGTCTCCCAGATCGCAGATATAAGCGCGGCTGTCCTCGCTGGTGGCGCGGTAAATTGGATAGCCTGCCCGCTCGCTGCTCTGCTCGTCCTTGGCATAGTCGCCGGGGAAAAGCTCGTCAACGATGGCCCAGGCGTGGGCGGTGCTCCATGCGGTCTTGCTCTCGTGCTTCTTCTGTGTTGCCTTGGGCTTTTTGGGGGTCTCGATTTCAACAATCGGCTTTCCCTTCCGCTTGGCTTCCTCCACGTCGGCGGCGGTGGCCTCGGAGACCTTGCACCACTCATATTTTGCGGAATAGTGCGCCTCCACGGCCTCGGCGCTCTCGGCGTGTGCGATGTTGGCGCAGTAAACGCTTTCGCTGTACTGGAAACTTACGTTGAAATACTTTTTCATGTCGTGTGTCCTTTCCGGCCTGTCGGCCTCAAAAAGTGTTGTTTTGTGGTAACTTTGTAATTATCATTATAAGCGCATATCTTATCATTGTAAATCGGCAAATTAACCAAATAATTATCGTTGCTATTGTGAGACTTGACAAAATTAACAAAATCGTTTACACTGTGCACAAATTGGCCGCCTGCCGGTAGACTATAAGCAGGCCGCCCGGAAAGAGGTGATACAGAATGCAGGTTTCAAAACTGCTGCGGCACGTTCTTCTTGAGCGGGGAATTTCTGCAAGAGAACTTGCACGCCGTCTAAACACAAGCGGGCCGAATATTGCCCAGAAGCTGGGCCGCGATAATTGGAGTGTGTCCGATCTGGCCGCCATCGCCGCCGCCCTGGGCTGTGGCTTTTCGGTGTCCTTCCACCTGCCGGACGGCCAGACGATGACCGCGGAACAGCCCGCCCCGGCGGAACAGTCGGAGCAGACCACCCCCACCACCTGAACAGCAGCCCCGGAAAAATGCGGGGCAAAACACGAACAGCGCCCCCGGAGATTTTCCGGGAGCGCTTTTTTCATGCCCGAAACCGGGCGGAAAGGAAAACACCATGCAAGAGAAAATCGAAATCCGGGGACGTTTCACCCCCTGGCACGAGGCCACAAAGGAGCAGGCCGCCCAGCTTGCCCGCCACCACTTGCACAACCTGCCCGCCATCCCGGAGGCCCAGCGCCCCGCATACATCGAGGCGCATTTCCTGCGCGGCGCGACCTGCGCCGACGTGTTGCCGGAGCTGACCGCCAAGAACGCCGCCCCCGGCGAGTATTTCGCCCACTCCGGCGCCGTTGTCTGCTGTCTGCGTCCCTACGCACTCACAGAAGAACAGGCCAACGAAAACAGCCTCTTATATCTGGATCGCTGCGAGTTTCGCACGGTCGAAACCGGCCTATATTGCGATACCGTTTTACCGGGCAGCCGCACAATGACCACTTGCGAAAACTGGAAAATCTACAGAAAGGAGGCCGCCGCCCTATGACCGCCTTTTCCTTCATCGTCACCGCCACCGGCGCCGCCACCCTGGCGGCGCTTTTTGTTCGCCTGCTGGACCGGATCGACCAGCCCCGCAAACGCTGAACAACCGCCGCGCCGCCTCTGGGGAGTTGGGCGCACCAGCTCCACCCCATCGAAAAAAGTAAATTCGTTCCCTTGACACGGGGAACAGACTACACAACAGGAGGAACACAAAATGAACACCAACAAAACCGAATCCATCCGCTTTTTCTGGAACGGAATCAAGGTAAACGGCGGAAAGCTGATCCGTTGTTACTACTTCACCGACAGCCGCAGCGACAGTGTGACAATCGGCGCCCGCGATTATGACCACCTCCCCCGCGACCTGTTCACCGTCAAGAACGAAACCGACCTTTATACCGACTATTTCGACAGCGACAGCGCAACCCTGACCCCGGCGCACCCCCTCTATAAGTACGCCCGCGCCGCCGCGCTCAAATCTGCCATGCGCGGCGAGCCGGAGTATATCGCCAAGCTGAAAAACACGGTTGAAAACAAAAAGCTTGCACCGTGGCAAAAGCCCGACGATTTCCGCGCCGAGATCGACCGGCGGCAGGCACAGCTTGACCGCAACGCCGCCGAGCTGGCCACCCTGCCAAAAGGCCACCCCACCGCCGCCGACGTGGAAGCCGTCCACGAGATGAACACCGCCGCCGAGTCGGCGCGGCTGGCGCGTGAACACGCCGAACAGCTGGAACGCCGGGAAAAGGCCATCCGCACCCGCAACGAAAACCGCGCTTTCATCGAACAGACCGCCGCCGCACACCCCATCAAGGACGGCGCCCCGGTCGTCACCGTGGAATGGAGCGAAAACGGCGCTTTTGATGATGGTATGAAATTCTCCGTCGCCGCCGCCGAGATCATTTTCAAGACGCTGGACGAAAAAATTTCCGCCGACCAGGAACGCGGCTATGACAAAACCAGCTTTTCCATCACCTACACCGACGCCGACGGCGAGCAGGACACATATAAAGGCCGCTATGACCTGGGCGACAACGACGGCGGACTCATCGCCCACATTCGCAGCTTCGGCGCGTTCCTGCGCGACAAGGGCAATTTTGGCAGCGGCAAGCCCACCGACGAGGACAAGGAGACCGGCGCGGCCATCGTCGCCGTGGCCGACCTGCTGGAACAGTACACCGAGGGCGGGCGCGTGGTCTCCGTCATGCCCGCGCCCTGGCTGGAAGAATACAAGCGCCGCAAGGCTGAACAGGCACAGCAGGAGCAGGAACAGGCCCGCCAGGACTTCGCCGACATTCTTGAATCGGTGCAAATGCTGACGGATGAACAGATTGAACGTGCTGTTTTCGCCATCAGCCCCACCGACGCGGAAAAGCTGGACGTGGCCCGGTTTTTCCTGCAAGAGCTCAGCCGCCGCGACGAGGCAAACGCCTTGGCGGTGTTCCGCCGCTGGAAGCGCGGCGAAAATCCCGAACAGCCCGACTAAACCGAACAGGGGCGGCCCAGCGCCGCCCCGGAAAGGAGGAACACCATGAGGAGAAAAATTTTGCACAAGGCAAAACTCGTTATAACTGTAGAAAGTGACCGCTGCTCCGGGCTTATCAATACAATTTCTGTTTTTGACAACAGGACAAATAATTATTGGGGAGCCGAACAGATAAAAGAGCGTGGAATATTGCAATTTCTTAACACAGCGGACATGAAAGAAACCCTTAATTGGAATTTGAACGGAGACAGTTCTTTATATCAATTCAAGTGGGGACAGTCCAGCAGAAAATTCTCTGAAGGTATCGCTTATATTTTCCAGTGATCCGCGAAAACGCTACCATCTGAACAGGAAGGAGGAAACCGCATGAACACCGAAAGCAAAAACTGGATATGCACCGATCCCGACTGTGCCCAATACCGCCGCCAGGCGCCGGAACACGGCCACAACGTCTTTGAGCTGGCACAGGTAAACCAATACGGCGCCGGTCTGTTCCGCGTCGCCCACGGTTTTGTCTATCTCGACAACGACTTGGACGGGCGCGAGCGCGACTCGCTGTGCGAGCTGTACGACTGGGACGCGGAGATCATCAACAGCCCCGACTTCAACGCGATTTTGGCCGAGACGGTTTTCGAGACGTCCGCCACCGAGTACGACACCGACGCAGAATTTTCCACCTATACGGACGCCGCCCAGGCATTAGGCCGACTCATAGGCGTTGACGTTTCCGCCATTATCTGAACAACGAAAGGAGAAATCACCATGTCCACCATCAAGAATCCCATCCCGGAGGCAGCCATTGTCCGCGCCCACTGCGCCGCCATCGCCGCCAATGCTGCCGTTTTGAAAGACGTTATCACCGGCGACCCCACCGGCGACACCGCTACCAACGCCATTTCCGCCATCCGCCACAGCCTGGACGAGCTGGAAGCCTACGCCGAACAGCGCCGCCAGGAAAACAGCGAACAGCGCGACGATACCCCCTATAAGCACGTTTATTTCCGCCTGAACTCTGGTTATGAATGGGGCAAGGGAATGGGCCAGGACAAGACCGAGAATTTCTATAGCGACATTCTGGGTCTGTTCGCCGCCGAGGGCTGGACCATCAAAGAGCCGTACCGGAACGGCAGCGGCGCCACCGTCGCCAACGGGAACAGCTCCCTTTATATCCACCCGCAGGCGGTCAGCGGCTACGTCACCGAGGAATTGATCCCCGCCGTTTCCGCCGCGCTGGAACACGGCAGCACCTTCCAGCACTACGCAACCGACATCTACGAGACCGCCTACAACTGGACGGCGCAGCAGTACCGGGGCTATCTGAACAGCAAGCGCGGTGACATCAACGCCGCCCTGCTGGAAGCGTTCAAAACGCCCCGGCGCAACCTCTATAAATTCGACTACAACGCCCTGCCCGTGGTCATCAGCAAATTCCACGTCCAACGTCTGGACGGCCAGAACGGCCATTGCACCGGCGACATTACCGAGCAGGTGATCCGCGAAATGTTCACCGCTCTTGTGAACACCGGCAAGATCGACCGGGGCGAGACCAAGAACGGCGCCGCCTACCGCACCGCGCCCCGGCGGCGCACCTGACAAAGAAAGGAGCCCCCATGCCCACACGGATCAAGACCCGCACCGCGGCCACAGAGCAGGAGCGCCAGCAGCTCCTCTCCGCCGCTGCCGCCCTCCGCACCGCCGCGCCGTACCTCAACGCCGAGCAGCGCCAGCGCGTCTGTCAGGCAGCGAACAACTGTATTGAACAGCACCGCCGCACCATCCACACCGCCGAATTGGCCGCACTCATCGCCCAGCGCGACGCCCTCACCGCCTGAACACCAAACCAAAAATCTACAAGGAGGCCACCGCCCATGTTTACCTACGCCACCAAGAAAAACCGTTATGGAGATGAACACATCGCCGTTTCCGCCCACGGTGCCGAGATCGCCACCATCAAGCCCAGCTCCTACTACGGCAACACGGAATATATTGTCAGCGCCACCACCGACGACGACGACCGCGGCGACTACCTGGGCCGCGCCTCCACCATCGCCGGAGCGAAAAAGAAGATCCGCGACTGGTACAGCGAACACAGCGCCGCCGTGACCACCGCCGCAGCGAACAGCCGCGCCGCCGATCTCCGCCGCCTGCCGTCCTTCGACAACAGCGGCTTTTACCCCACGCCCTCCAAACTGGCGGGGAAAATGCTCTCCTGCGTGGACTGGAAAAATGTTTTTTCTATCCTCGAACCCTCCGCCGGTAAAGGCGACCTTGCCGATGTCGTTTCCGCTTTCGCCCGCAGCTACAGGAACAGCCGCCGTATCTCCTTCAACGAGAACGACACCTACATAGACTGCATCGAGCGCGACAGCGACCTTGCCGCCCTCCTGCGCGGCAAGGGGCTGCACGTGGTCCACGATGATTTTCTCACCTTCCGCAGTTTCAAGCAGTACGACCTCTGCATCATGAATCCGCCCTTCGACAGCGGCGACGAACACCTTTTGCACGCCCTCTCCCTCATGGAGCGCGGCGGCCAGATCGTCTGCCTGCTGAACGCTGAGACCATACGCAACCCCTACACCAACCGCCGCAAAATTCTTTTGCAGCAGCTGCACGAACACAACGCCCGCATTGAGTTCATTGAAAACGCCTTCCGCCATGCCCAGCGCCCCACCGACGTAGAGATCGCGCTGGTCTATGTGAACATACCGAAAAAAGAAATCCCCAGCGACATTCTTTCCTCCCTCCGCCGCGCCCACGAAAAGAGCACACCAAGCAGCGAACAGGCCACCGACCTTGCCTCCGCCGACTGGCTGCAGAACATGATCGATGGCTATAACTTCGAGGCCGCCCTGGGCGAAAAGCTTATCAACGAGTTCGCCGCCCTCCGTCCCTACATGGACCCCGGCAGAGATCACGGAGAACCCCTCCTGTCCCTCAAGGTGGGCAACAGGAACACCGGCAACAACGCCACCATGCTGAACGCCTACCTTTTAGGCCTCCGCGCCAAGTATTGGAGCAACCTCCTGCGCCGCCCGGAGCTCACCGACAAAATGACCTCTGCCATGCAGCAGGACTATTACGGCAAGGTCAATTCTCTCTCCGAGTACGATTTCTCCCGGTACAACATCGAAACCGTCATGCGGGAGATCGCCCACCAGCTCTCCCGCGGCGTGGAGGATTCCATCCTTGATCTGTTCGACACCTTCTCCGCCAAGCACTCCTGGTACCCGGAGTGCGCCAACAACATCCATTACTACAACGGCTGGGCGACGAACAAGGCTCACAAGGTGGGGATGAAGGTCATCATCCCCTCCAACGGCTGCCACGCCAGCTGGGGCCGCGAAAAGCTGGACAGCTACCGGGTGAACAGCCTGATCTCCGATCTGGAACGCGCTATGAACTATCTGGACCGCGGCGAGACCACTTTCCACACGCCCATAGGCAACGCCATCCGCATCGCCAACGCCGCCTACACCAACAAGGTGGATTTCACCTACTTTACCTGCACCTTCTACAAAAAGGGTACCTGCCACATCAAGTTTAAGCCGGAGGCGTCCCGCATCATCGACCGTCTGAATATCTTTGCCGGTCAGAAAAAGAACTGGCTTCCGCCCACCTACGGCAAAAAGCACTACGCCGACATGACCGCCGAAGAACAGGCCGTCATTGACGACTTCCAGGGTGCCGAGTCTTACGAAAAGACTATCGCCGACCCCTCCATGCTCATCACCTCCGGCAGCGCCCTCATGGCGCTGCCCGGAATGTGAGCGAACACCACACGAAAGGAGCACCACACCATGACCCCCGAAAAGCTTTTGGAAAACCTCTACGCCATCGCCTATTCCCTCCCGGAACAGGAACGCCGATTTTTCTGCTCCCTGGAACCCGCCATCGACCCGAACACCCACGGGAAGATCAACGCCGGCTACCAGCTGGCGCTCCTGGTCCGCGCCATCCGCACCGACATGGCCCAGCAATACAAGCGGGATGACAAGCGCCGCACCAGTGCCACCGCCTTGCGGCGCCTATACAACGCCTCCGTTTCCAAGCAGGGCTGGATCCGTCCCCATTTCGCCGGCGCGTTTCTGGACGAACAGGGCCGCCAGTGCATCACGGACGGCTTTACCCTTCTTCGCCTGAACACGCCCTCCACCGCGCTGCAATGGGCGCCGCCGCCCAATGACCCTCACGTCTATGACACCATACCGGAGATGCTGAACAGCGACGGCGCCACCGTCACCCTCAACCTACCAACTGCCGCCGAGGTGCGCGCCAAGATCGCCAGCGACCGGGCAAAATACAAGGCCGAGTCCCACCCCGCAGGGGACACGCTCTCCACCTGCTTCAGCTGGGGCGACGGTCTGCCAATGGTCAACGCCCTTTATCTCTTGGACATTCTGGAGGCGCTTCCCGGCTGCACCGCCGCTTGCCGCCCCGGTGAGCTGTCCATCGTCTATTTCCACAGCCCGGACGGCGACGCACTCATCATGCCCATCCGCAGGCACATCGCCAACAGCACCGACGAACAGGAGGAACGGGAATGAAAAACAAATTCTGCCCCTACAAAAAGACCTGCCGCGACAACTGCTACGGCGAGACCCCTTGTGCACTTGCACAAGCCTTTGACGGCCTCGCCCGCAAGATCGCCCGCAAGACCGCCCGCAAGATCGACCGCAAGACCGTCTGCATAGATTCCCTACGCGCTGAAAACGCCGCACTGAAAGCACGGCTGGAACAGGAGGAACACAACGTATGAGCCACATCTGCAAAATGACCGGCATGGAGGCCGTGCTGCCCTGCGCCGCGCCGCAGTGTACCGCCTACGGCGATTGTGCATCTGCCTATGCCAAATCCCAGCAGGGCTCCCAGATGGAACAGCGCCCCAAAACAAACCTTGAACACTTCCGCGAGATGACCGCCGAGCAGTTGGCGGAGTGGATCATGTGTCCCTACTCCGCCGACCCCGACCTCTGCCTCGACGAGGATTGCGTCAAATGCTGCACCGACTTCCTTAACGCCCCCTATGACGGCTTTGACCTCGACCCCGGCGAACAGGACCCGTAACATACGAACAGGAGCGCCAAAAGCGCTCCTGTTTTGTCGTAATTCCCACAAAATGCCCTTGCTATTGCCGCCTGAATGTGCTATTCTGACGACAAGAACAGCGAGGAGGCCAATACCGACCATGACACGAGAGGAATTTATTTTTGCCGCCCACAGCATCCTGCCCTACAGTTTCGAGGATACCAACGCCGCCCTGGACCGTGCCTTTGCCGCATCACCAGAGAAGCAGGCATACACGCCCCACGACGTACAGGCGCTGGACCTCGCCCTCCGCCTATCCGGGGCAGCGCCCGAGCTGTCCGATATCGTCATGGACGAGCTGGACGCAGAATCGCTTTCCGGACCGGAACAGCAAATGACCGCTGCACAGTTCATCGACGAGGCGGAGCGCCAGGGCTTCCCCCGCCGCCTTGCGGAGCTGGTGACGCAGCACAGCGAACAGGAAACCTACGACATCGCCGACCTGGACGGACTTGGCATTCTCGATCTCGTCATCACCCCGGACCGCTACGACGACCCGGAGATCCACAAAATCATGCAGACCATTTTCTCCGTTTTCGACGGGGAATAATGATACATTAAAATCGAAAGGGGCGCAACATCATGGCATTGATTACCTGCCCGGAATGTAACGGCCAAGTCAGCGACAAGGCAGACGTCTGTCCACATTGTGGTTATCCGATCAGAGAACAGCCTCACCGGCAAACCGAGAGCAATGCAGAACAGGCAGGCAGCGTTGACCGCCAGTTTTGCATCGACCGCATACACGCCGGGAAGGTCTACATCCGGTGTAAATGCGGCTGCACCATCGAAAAGCCGTTTTCCTTTGTCACTCGGAACAGCCAGGAAAGCTACACGTTGAACGAAACGTTGATTTGCCCTCAATGTCATGCGGAGGCTTTGGCCAGAACGGATCTAACAAACGTTCCATCCAAACGTATAGCTGCGCCCTCTCCTCGTTACGGAAACGCCGCTTCTGGCGTATGCCCGTTTTGCGGAAAACCCAACATCCAAGCTGTCAAAAAAGGCTTCGGTATCGGCAAGGCTGCCGTTGGCGGTCTGCTACTTGGCCCTGTCGGTCTGTTGGGCGGCGCAATCGGCGCAAATGACGTTCAATTTGTTTGCCTCTCCTGCGGCCGAAAATGGAGTAAATAACAAACCCCCGCGCGGCATCAGCCGTGCGGGGTTCATTTCTTCTGCACTATCTCGTAGCAAGCAAGATCGTCCGACTTCCCATACAGTCCGCAAATGTCCCGGTTCTTACATTCACCGCATCTCCATCTGCGCTCACATTTTACACCAGACGTACTTTCTGGCCGTTCCGGTCGTTTCTTCACTCTCGACCCGAACGAAAACGGTCTATACTTCCCCACAAAACCACCACCCTTTCTTCAGGAGCATTTTACCCTATGCCGACTCTCCGGTCAACCGACCGGAATATTTTTTTGCTTGCTTCCCTTGACACGGTGCCTATACTCCATCATAGAAACACAAGAAAGGAGGCTTCCCCATGATCCCCTCCAACATCCAACTGGAAGATACCGTCACCCGCTGTATCGCCGACACCGAGAAAAAGGCCACCGGCAAAGTGATTTACATCCACCCTCTGCGCCGCTATTATGTGGTAGAGTTCCGCATGAAATACGGCAGCTTCCGCGAGTGTTACAACACCTGAAAATTTTTTCAAAAACTTTCAGAAGTTCCCTTGACACGGGGAGCATACTTAAAATTGCCGAAGGGGAGACCCCTTCCCCGACGGCTTCGGTGTACCCCCCGAATTATATAAGCCCTTCCGTAAGAAAGGCTGCACCGGTCTTACATCCATTCTTCCGGTGTTCCCAGCGCAATTCTGGCAGGAACGCGGTCACGGTGGCGCAAGCCCCTCCGCCGCACGTCAGCTCGCCCACCAGGACGTAAACAAGGTGGGGATCCGGTGTCGTAGCTCAGCTGGCAGAGCAGCTCATTCGTAATGAGCAGGTCGTGGGTCCGATCCCCACCGATACCTCCAATTCTACGTGGACACCGCGAGTGACGAGCGTATAGCGGAACAGCCGTATGGGTGATGCGAAGTCCTGAAGTAAGCCCCTCAAGCCTCGATGTTGTAATTGCGCCTGTGATCTGCTGGCAAAAGCGAGGCACGGAAAAGATCTGGCAGCTCGGAAAGACGAGCACCCCCTTGGGGCGAGTAGCATAAAGGTTAATGCTGGTGACGCGATCACTGAATTGAGGTTCGAGCCCTCGCCGCCCCAAAACAGCCGCCCGTTGGGGTTCTCGTGCGAGTATCATAACATGGCAGAGAGGCCCGCCGCCCAGTCCAGCCCATTTCGGGCATCTGGAGAAGCGTCGGGGCTGCCGGCTAAATGGCGTCACCCAGCGCCATAAGAGAACGAGGCTTCCGCCGCGCCGCCAAAGCGGGATATGGCGCGGCACCCCCCTCATGCAGACGTAGCTCAGTCGGTTAGAGCGCCACGTAGAGTGGATGCCGTTGGTTCGAGCCCAACCGTCTGCACCATAGGCGTGACCTCTTGCCTCGCAGCCGCACGGAGCGTAAGCCTGCGGAAGTGGTCTTTCCTGTGCGCTGTACGAAAGCGGCAGGACGAA